ATAAATTTTGCTGCATTTAGAAAGATTAGTCGCACCACAGGCAGGCAACAGTTGCCGATGCCACGAGGGCGCGTATTTAACATACGCAACCGAAGTGACAAGGCAATCGTAGCCTGTATGTGGTGATGAATAATTTTTTCTAAACTTAGTCCTCCGTGTTTGTAACTTTTGTTGCCATAACTTTGACCTGCTCTACCATCGGCAGTATGCCTGCTAGCTCCTCTTCTGTTAGTTCTCGGTCGATACTAGCCACAACTTTACTGTAAACAATGCCGCCTGCGTTCTGGTCTTTTTTGAGAGTAAACTTAGTTACGAATTGAAAAGACTTTTTGCGTTTACCAACAATCCTAGTGATAAACTTGCCAAACTCTTTAAGGCTTGAGGTCGGCACATTAAGAATAACTGGCAGTGCGTTGTCCTCTAGCAAGAGAAACAGGCGGCGTTTGGCTTTACACTCTTTTGCTTTGTAGCCTGCTCCAAATTGATTTTTCGGGCAAGTGTTGCAAGGCGTAACAACGCCGTCTTCTCGACTAATGCCGTGCTTGCCGTCATAACTTGAGCAGTCTGGCGGCTCGCTTGCTCCGCTGTATTCGCTTGCGTAGTAGGTCTGCACTGCGTGGTGGTGCAGGATAACTGCCTTGATTTCTTTTTTGCTGTCTGGCTCGTCCGGGTTGTCGCTTGGCACTTCGTATGCTATGCCCCCGCCTGCTGGTACTTTGATGCGGTCAAATGTTAGGTTTAATCCTTGCATTTCTTCGCCCATGTCTAGGGCTTCATTAGCGGCCACTAAAAAGCCACTTTCTTCTTTTACTGCTATTTCATTTTTCATAATTGTTTTGTTTTCCTTTGGGCGTGTCGCCCGATTTTAATTTTGTTATTGCTACTTTTTGATACGAATTGATGGCTTTTCAAACTGCTTTACTAAGCCGTCTAGCCACTCTGGCATCACACCCTCGTTGTCTTCTATAAGGCGTTTAATTTCGCCACCGAGTGTCTGGGCGTTGATACTAAACAAATGCTCATAACCTTGTTTTTTCATCGCCTCCCAAAGTTCATCCTTGCGTGTCGGCTCTGCGGATATATGAGTTTTATTAACTAAGCTAAACAATATCCCGTCTCGCTTAAAGCTGGTCAACTCGTCATCCATCGTCAATGCCACAAGTTCAGCCTCGATTGCCTCAATGCCTGCGTTCATGCTTTTGACTGCCTCTTCGGCGTTTTTCTTTGCCTCTCTTGCCTCGACAAGACTTTGGGCTAATAGATAAATTTGCTCTATCAATTTGTTGTTCCTCCGTTTTTGAATAGGCTCCGCCAGTTGTCTACAACTAGGTCTGCCATGTTTTTCTTTGACTTTAACGCCTCCATTACTTTCTCGTCCACAGTGCCGTCTGCCACCAAGTGAATATATGTGCAGTGGTTTTTTTGACCTATGCGGTGGATACGAGCTTTTGCTTGTTCGTAGTCGGCGTAGTTGTATGAGAGGCTATAGAACACTGCTGTGTCCGCTGCGGTTAGAGTTAGCCTCATACCCGTTGTTTGCAGTTGCCCGACAAATACCTTGCACTCGGGGTCGTCTTGAAACTTATCTACCTCCGCTTGGCGGTCTTTGACATCGCCTTTGATTAGTGCGTAGCCTACGTTGCTTTTTCTTAGCATTTTGGCTATAGCATCAATCTCTGGTATGAATCTAGCGAAGACTACAAGTTTTTTACCTGCCTCTAGGCACTCTTCCAAAATGTTTATCAAAGCATCCATCTTGGCTCGGCTTATTTCTTCCACCCTCTCGCCGTCATCACTTTTAAGGTATCCGCCTGTTATTTGCGATAAGCGTAGTAGTTTTGTTAGCACATTCGGTGCAGTAACCTCGCCGCTCTCTAACTCCGCTACACTCTCACGCTCAACCCTGCGGTAAACGCTCTCTGCTTTTGGCTCAAGGACAAGTGGCATTGTAGTATCCACCTGCTCGGGTAAGTCGAGCGCCTCCGCCTTAGTAATGCGATACGCTATAGCGTGGGCTTTACTCGTGAGGTCGTCTAAATTTTTGTAGCCTATAATTTGGTGCATACCATATCCGCCCATAATGGCGTATCTTGCCCGAAAGACAAAATATGACTTACCAAAAATGCTCTCATCCAAAAACTTATATTGGCTATAAAACTCTAACGGCGAGTTGGTTATGGGCGTGCCTGTTAGGATAATGTTGTGCTTGCTAGCCTTACCTAAGCGGTGCATCACTTTGCTCCGCTTGGCGTTATGCCCTTTAATCTTGCTACTCTCGTCACAAACAATAAGGTCTGGCTGCCATTCGGCAAGCTCCGTCTCAATTGACACAGCACTTTCGTAATTGACAACTGCCACTTGTAACTTGCCCTCACTACTACTCAATAACTCAAACGCCTTGAGCTTCTTATCCCTGCTACCCTCCAAGACCTCAAGCAAAAACGGATACTTGGCAAACTTTGCAAATTCCTTTTTCCAAACGCCCAAGATACTAAGCGGAGCAACAACAAGCATTTTTGAGATATACCCGTTCGTATACAGCGTGCCTGCAATGCCAAGCGTGATAACTGTTTTGCCTGTTCCCATCTCTGCTAAAACGGCACAACTCTTAGATTTTGGTGGCTCTCGCCCGTAGCCCATAATACCTCAAGGCAAACTCTATCGCCTCGGCTTGGTGCTTATATGGCGTTACATTAAGCAATACCTCTTGCGATATTTCTTGCATGAACTCGTACCTCCTCCGCCTCCGCCACAAAGGCAAAGTTCCAATATCCTAGCAACTTCATTAGCCGCCTTGCAGTTGGATAATCTAACTCTTGCCTACCCTCAATAATGCGTGCCGTCTCGCCTGTCGTTAGGCACAACTCCGTTGCTACCATTTGCAAGCACAATCGCTCACGCTTCATAACGCCAATCATTCTTTGTTTACTTAGTAGCATCGCTCACGCCCTCCGTCTTTTGCACGAAAGTAACATCGCTTGAGCCACTTTCTTTTAGTACCTCTAGTGCCTCGTCCATACTGCCCACAAATCTCTCTTCCGTGGTGGTTGTCTTGATTCGGATAGGCTTACTTTTATCCCCATGCCAAATCGTAGTTCTTTTCTGCTTTACCTGCATTTTCTTAGTCTCCTTATGACTTTATTTGAGAAGTTTTTATCGCCTCTCACTTAAAAGGAAGAAAACAACCACTTTTACAACCCCCTATCGCAAAAAAGTTTCAAACTTTTTTTGGAGCTTAAATTTGAGCTTACTAATCGCTTGTTGCGACACGCCAAAAAGCAAGGCAATTTCTTTTTCGCTCTTGCCCTGCATAAGTAATTTCAGCACCTGCCTTTGCCTCTCGGGCAATGTAGCAATAACACTAGCCATCGCTTGCTTACGGCTCTTGGCATCTTCTGCTTTTGCCATACTAGCATCCACTGCCTCGCCTGTGCCGATAATGCTATCTAACTCATACCATCGCCCAAGTTTGCATTAAGCGATATACTCTGCTCCTGCATGACTTTGACACGCTTGTCCGCTCGCCACTCTTCTCTTTGAAACTCTTGATACTTAGCCACAAACGCCTCATCATCCGTTTCGACCAACATATACCTGTCAGCCTCGTAGTAATACTTTAATTTTGTCATTATTTACTCCTTTGCCGTTGACAGGAGCAAATCAAAACTTAAAGTTCGCAAGACAATGAAAAAAGCCGTGCAAAATAAGAATCAATTCTTGTTATAAGAATTGCTCCTATCCTGCACGGCTTTATGGGGGTCGCTTTCGCCCCTGCCTGTTAGCATGATTTATTATCAAATGTGTGTGCCTATGGCTACTCCCACATATTGACTCATATTAAATTATCTTTGTTGTTAATGTCACTGTGCTGTTTTCATCAGTTCATAATTGACATTACCCCCTTTTATCTGTATTCTATATTTCGCTCTGCACTTTGGGCATACGATTTCTAGTACAGTATCAGAAAGCACATCCTGCAACCAATATCTACATTTATAACAAACTAAACTTCTTCTTATTTCTTCCATGTGCCTCCGCAAATATTTGCATTTTTACGCCATAATGCGTAATTTTTGAGCAAAAAAATAGCCCTATTTTATTATGTCTAGCAATGTTCCCTCTTTTTCAGTCCACAGCCCTAACTTCTCAAGACGAAACTTTGCAACCGAAAAAGATACAGCAAAAAGTTCCGCTAGGTCATTTGTTACTGCTCTTTTAATAAAATCTTTTTCGTTATCAGCTAATTGCCCAAACTCTACATTCCCCAACGGTCTTATAGCTTTAAGATACTTAGCAAAGTAATCGGGAAATATTTTTAACAATGGTTTCTTTGGTATGCAAATTGCAGATGCAAATACACTTGCTTGATGCTCAATAAAGTCATCCGTTGTTACTAATCGTCCTCTACCTATTCCAATATCTCGGCAGGCTTTGAAACAAGGCTTTACTGGTGGCAAGAAACATAGTTGTCCTTTGGCTGGGCCTTGCAAAGCATAATACTCTGGATGAATAAACCAATGCCCTGCCTCGTGCAATGCCGTAAATTTTAAGCGTTGTGGAGACTCTGTTTCTAGCGTTTTCTCAAGTAGTATCTCGCCATAGTTTAGGCGGATAACTTTTTGCTTGCCAGTCTCTGCATCAAATATAGCTTGCTCTAGTGGTTGAGGCGAACAAAAAGAAATAACTCCCTCGACCTTACCATCCTGCTCGGGAACTATTTTCTCTAAGTAAAATTGCGTATCTAAGTAGTCACTTATAAAGCCTGTCCAATCAACAGGCTGTGGATTATACACAAGGTCTTATTATAATCAGTAAGGACATCCTCTGCAAACTCTTCAATCGCCAAGTCCGTAACACAGCGAGAGCCATCTTTCTTTTTTCGAAAGTTTTCTATTGGAAATTTAAGTGCCATCATCACCTCCGTCTACGAAGTTTTTAAGCTGTTGTGTTGTTATTTCGCCCGACTTAATCTTGCGCAGGGCTTTTCTTACATAATCGCTATTGCAAGTATCATACATAATAACTTCTTTTAGGTCTTCTGGCACGCTGTTGCGTTTTTTAGCTGCCATGTCATAGAGTAATTCTTTTTCTTCAATACTCAAATCCAAGTATTGAGCAAGCACCTCCATCTTTTCTTCCTCGTCTAATGGGTTTCTACGCTTATTCTCTATATCACTAATTAGCGACAACGAAACGCCTAGCCTCTCTGCTACCTGTTGTAGCGTTACCCCTTTTCTTCTGCGATACTCTTTTAAGTAATCACCAAATTCTTTTTGCGGTCTTTCCATAATTTAAGACTGTCTCCTTTCCTTTTGTAAAAACAAAATTACACCATTGTTACGCTTTTACGCACAACGGTGTAATTATGATACTACACTCTCAATAGCAGTGTCAACGGATTTTAATAGTGTTTTAAAAATTTTTTAAAAAAAGTTTTCCTGCCGAGATTAAACTGTAATCAAGTACGAATCATCCAATCCGAATTTATCCATATACTTCTCCACAAATAAATTGTGATACCGTGCCATTTGTCAAATTTATCTTTTACAGCATATACTTTGGAGTTTAAGCCTACCGGATGCAACTCAAATTTTCCATAAGTCCATTTTTTATCGCTATCCAAGTTTCGTACAGATGCTTGTATGCACTTTGCAATTTTTAACTTATGAAACATAATCATCCTTTGAATAATTTCATTGTTGAAAACCTCTTTATTTGCCTCAAATTTCAGAGCTAAATAATCAATAGCCCAATAGTTATCAATGCCTTTGTAGCAACAATTATCTAAATCAAAATACTTTTTCAAATCATTCACCATATCCATGCACACAACAATTCTAGGATAACCAGCTTTCTTTTCTTCAAGCAAATAAGCATTTATTAGTCCGCTACCAAAAACATATTTGTCCGAAATATGTAATGGCCCACAAGAAAAAGAACCTCGAATAACTATGTCAACATTAGCAATTCCAGTATATTGAATGTCCGATGCCAACTCCATAAGAAATTGAACTACAATGAGATTATCTTCTTCTTTTGCCATCTTCTCTACTGCAATTATAATATTATCCGAAAATATTTTAACTTGAGGGGTTATTTTTTTATTTGCAAACAACGGATTTTTAAGTTGCATCCCGCTTTGCGCACCTTCAATAACACCCGAAAGAAAATTATCCATTAACTTCAAATACCAATTCTCACCATGTTTTTCAATATTTGACTGATACCCTAGTATGTCTAAATATAATATATAATGCTCTCGTACATTCCTCTTGTTATCATCTAGCTCCATATCTCTCCATCCACTCAACTGCAAAAGCAACATTTTTGCCGATGGGTTATCCTGTTTTGCCGCTTGCTCTAAGTAGATTTTTCCACGCTCAAAATCTTTCCTAACAGACTCACCCTCCAAATATGCTATTCCCAACTCAAATAAAGAATCTGCATTCCCATTTTTCGCTACCGTCTTAAACCATTTCAAAAAATTTGATGCCCTGCTTTTTTCTGTTATGCCCAAAACCGAAGATTCGTTTTTCAGATAGAAGATTGCCAAATTATGCTGTGCCTTGACATAGCCACTATTTGCAGCCTTTGTTAAGTATTTGATTGCATTTTTACTGTCTTTTCTTTTAGCAAAATGCAACCCAACTATACTCATAGATTCTACTTCCCCCAAATCCGCCGCTACTTTACACCATTTCATAGATTCTTTAACATTTCCATCTACAAAAATCATAGCCATGTTCTTTGCTGCAACAATAGCCACTTCTCGTGGAGAATCAATTATTTCATACGCAGCAGAATAGCACAAGATTGCTTTAACTAAATCCTGTTGATAAGTGTTCACCTGTATGGTACTCTATACCTAATTCGCAAAGAGCTTCCGCATCATCTGCATTAGCCATTTTTTTAAGTTTTCTTATATGCTCTTTTTCCATTATTCGACAATGCTAATTTGTTTATAAAATTTTTCTATCATAGGTTATTGCTTTTAATTCCGTAAAACTCTCTTAGTTTCTCTAGTGTGATTTCAAAGCCGATAGATTTTAGTTTTTCTGCCCCTTTTTCATATAGGGCATCTATTAACTGGGCTTGAACCTCTTTTGTGCCGTAGTGAAACGCTTTGTGGCAGTTAGGACATAAGCAAATAAGATTTTCCACACAGTCTAAATTGAAACCATATTCATCCCACACTTGCTGTAGAAAACTTACAGGTATAAAGTGGTGTGCCTCCATATAATCTTTTGCTGTCTTTCTTGACGAGAAAGTCTTATGTGCTGCATCAAGCTCACAAGTATAATTGGCACGCTTAATTGCTGCTTTTCCATATAGAGGATTTGTTTTATACTTTTTCCCCATTTTGCTACTTTTTAGCACTGGTTCATTTTTGTGAGCATTAAGAACAGATTCTTCGTTGATGTTGACTTCTTTAATGGCATCAACTTCTGCTATATACTCTGCCTCGGTGTCGTCTTCAACAGCAGAGATGTCTTGCTCCGTAGGTTCAAATTTTTTCTCTACTGCAACTAGCGGTACATTGTTTGGAACATCAACAAGATTTATATTGAAATTTTGCAAGTTGTATAGAAAATTTGAATATGCTGTGTCGCTTTGGAAATGTGCCATCAAAGTATTCAGCGTATTTTTTGCTATAAAATTATCTGCAAAATAATCTTCAAATGTTGGGTTAAGAAAAACGCTATCCTTGTTGACTTTGAATAAATTGCAACTAGATAACAGTAGTGTCAAAACTCTACTAAAATCTTTATATTCCTTATAAAACTTTGCAGGTGCTTTGCTTGCAATAAAACTAACAGCCTCGTCCACCTCGCTCAAACTTCCGCAGGTCATAACATAAGTAAAAAATGATTCTTTAGATACTTTTTCAATGCTATGCTTTTCTTTATAATTGCTTTAGAACCAAAAACGAAAATACTAACGGCAGGATATTCCACCCCTCGTTATTCATTGCAGTATCTGTAATTGCTCTAATCTTTAATTTTATCAGTTGTTCACTCTTGATAATATTATAACGCTCGCCACCAAACTCACAAGCATTTAGCGCATCAAACACTGCCGTTGGTGTTTCATTCCCATACTTACTACCACGAGCATATAGCGGTGTCTTTGTAATCAAACCAAAAAATTGAGGTATAACCAAGGTGCGATAATTATCCTCTGCAAGACCATAACGCAAATAATTTTTACTAAAATAATCTGCTATATTTGTGCTTTTTCTATTTGGAATTTCGGCAAAAAGTTTTGCTGCCTTAAATGCTTCATCAAAATTAACAGTCTGCTTGGTAATGACCCAAACAGACTTTTCAGTCAAAGATGCTAGTTTTTCGTTGTATGTTCTCATTTGATTATACTCCTTAGTGCCACTGCTATAAAGTGCGCTAGCTTGGGTGGCACGGCGTTGCCGATTTGCTTGCACACGCTTGACTTTGTTCCTATGAATTCAAACGAATCAGGAAAACTTTGTATTCGAGCTGCCTCTCTTGGGGTAAGTGTTCTATCTTGATATGGATGAGTAAACCTGCCTCCCGATGGTGTATCAAACCTTGTTGTAATGGTTGGAGCTGACTTGCTCGGGTCTAGTCTTCCATACGAGCCACTATGAATTGAGTTGATATTTTCGCCTAAACTCGTAAAGTTTTCGCCCTGCTTAACTTTTTCCATTCGTTTCAATATAGAGAACTTATGATTTGAGGCGATATGATTAAATGTTTTAGCAGAGTCTGCTAAGAACTTTTGATATTCCGTTTCTGGACTTGTTTGCACTACTCCATCTACGCTAGGATTAGGTAAATTAGATATTGCATCCCATACTGTTGTATCAGTAAAATAACTAGGTATCGTTCTACTTATCTCTTCTCTTGTGACTGCAAACAAATTATCAATATCAACTCCAACTTTTGTACCCACAATAATCATTCGCTCTCGGTCTTGCGGTATTCCAAATTCTCTTGCTTTAAGAACTCTATACTGCACCTCGTATGCCCCATCTTGAAAATTGTCTGGGTCTTCAAACATTCTTATAATTTCATTAAGTATTGCCCCTTTTTGCAATGTAGAAATACCTTTTACATTTTCCATAACAAATACTTGCGGCTCTACAATTTTAACGATATTAAAGTAATGCTTAAACAAATAATTGCGTGGGTCATCTAAAAAAGCATTTTTTCTTATTCTAGCCCCTGCCATAGAGAATCCTTGGCATGGCGGGCCACCAATTATTATATCGGCACAATGGCGCGAAAACACTTCGTCATTATCAACATTTTTTATATCGTCCGCTATAACTTGTGTGTCTGCGTGATTATGCTTATAAGACTTTGCAATTTGTTTGTCATATTCTACTGCTGTAACTATTTCGTAGCCGCCTGCCTTAATAAAACCTGTAGAGAAACCTCCGCAACCTGCAAACAAATCAATTACTCTTATCATTCGCTCCGCCTCCCATTCTATATTTGAGTGCGAAACTCTTCACATATAAAAGCTCATCTTCGGTTAAATCGTACATTCTTGCAAGCAAATCATCTATTGCATCAATAGTCTCCTTGCATTCCTTGTGCTTGTATTCATAATCAGTCTGCTTAGTGCCAATATATTTTTTTGTCCGTTCCAACTCTTCCTCGAGCTGCCTCGATAAGTTGACAAAATTATTTAACAAGTCGTTTTCCATGTTTGGCACTAAAAATCCTTTTAACTCTTTTGAGGTGATGTGCCAACAATCGGACACTATCGTCCAATAAAGCCAAAATAAACTCGAGTTCAAAATGCAGTGCATTAGAGAATAGTTGTCTTCGTTAAAATTAAAACCTTTATACTCTTTAGACCCTGGATTAAATGAAAAAGCCTTTATCCAAAAACACGCTCGCATATTTAGATAAATTGCCTGTCCCTCTTCATTTTGCCTGTCATAAATATTTTCTTCGGTTGCTGTGTGAATTTTCCTATAAATACTCTCTTCTGTTTTATTGCCTATCTTAGGAATAAATAAAGTCGTATTATGAGTGTTATGCTTTATTTCGCAACCATTCAACAACTCGCTCCGTTCGTGTTTGTACCAGTGTCTATAGTTAGAGGTAAACAGCTTATGCTCATCCTTACTTTTTCTAGCTACGATAATATTAAGTTTTTGATGCACACCATTAAACAAACAATCTGGTCTATCTGCGAAACTCAAAATAAATTCTCTATCGCTATTCTCGTATACAAAATCTCTTATTTTGCCCATGCGACCTGTCGCCACATACGAAAGTGGAATAACAAAACCTAAAACTCCATTATTTTTTAATATTGCAAAACTATTCTTAATGGCATCAGCATAAACATTTCCATAAGAATTTTGTAGTGCTTGTTTATGTGGAAATTTGCCATACTCTACATAAGGTGGGTTTCCAATGACACAATCAAATTTTGAAACAAAATTGTTTTTGTAAACAATAAAATCGTGATTTGTGAATTGTTTTGCTAAAATGCTTGCAATCTTACAAAGGCTTTTCGGTTCTTTTAACAATTTTGCAAACTCAATAAATATTCTAATTTTTGCTATGTCAGTTGAACAATCGTCTATATCGTTTCCGTGTAAAGTTTTACAAATATTGATTAGTGCCTCTTCCTCACAAGCCTCTTTTCTAGCCTCAATAATATCTAACTTTACTTTCAGTACACTTAAAACAAATTCGCCTGCCCCACAAGTTGGGTCTATAAAAGTGGCTTGATACAACAACCTATCTACCTGCTCTCTATCTTGTTTCATCACAAACGCTAGTGCATCAACCCCCTTGTATGTCCTCTCGTTATCTTTGTCTAGTAACATCGTTATACTATTCCATACAACATAACGAGCAACATCTTCTGGCGTATAAAATACCCCTAGCTGTTTTCTCTTGGCAGACTTTTCGTTAATATTAGAAAGCACTCGCTGTAGGTCGCCGCCTGCTGTACTCACCAAGTTAATACTCTTATCTAAATCATATTTTAAGTATTTGCCGTTTAGTAATTTTTGCAATGCTGAAACTACATTTTTTCTTTTGTCACTACCAATACTTTCGATATATGAAACTACTATACTGTTTACTACTTTTTTAACTTCTTCACTGTTATTATCCTCATCCACGCAAAAATTATCGACATTGTTTTCCAACTGCCGATTAGCGCTGTTTTTTTGAGTTATACTCTTTGGTGTAGACATAAGCGAATTGAGTTTGGTGGCGACTGCACTCTGCAAAATAAAAGCATCGCATTCACCACTACTAATTATATCATATAAATTAAAAAAAACCTAACAAATTTATATGCTATATGAGAAGTAAAAATATATGTTTTACTAGACCCCAATTTAAGTTTATCACTAATCCAACACCAAGTCAAGGCTATGTAGTCCATTTTTTAGGACACATTAAAAATATGAACATTTGTCATTTCCATCCCTCTCTTTGCCTGCTAAGTTTCTATAACAAAATGCACACTCAAAACAAATGTGCCTCCTGCGTTTAATTTACTATCTCTTTACTTCTTCCCAAACATAACTGTCAGCACTAAAAATATCACGCACGGCACAATTAGGCAATTCATTTGGGTCCCGTGACAATTTTGCATAAACTTTTTCTTCTCGCTCAAAGGTGATGTGTGAGTCTTTCTCTAACAAAACATACCAACCACTTCTCGGGTTATGGGCAACTAAAACATCGCCCTTTTTCTTCTTCCACAGCTGGAACAAAGTATTGTATTTTGTCTTTATCTCTTTGCTAAATTTCTTCTTGATTATCTCGCCGTTTTGATTGAAAGACATACCAACAACTTTGCCATCACTTTTTTCTACATCTACGATTGAAACAAGTTCTTCATAAGTTTTTATGCCCGTCTTGCCGAAGCAAAGTGCCTCATGGTCTTCATGTTCATCATCCTTAGCCTCTTTGCCCTCAACACGATACTTGCAATATATGCACTCTAGGTAATCAATACCATCATTATATAATGGGCAAATATTATATGAATGAAGAACTCCATGACCTGCACCACCAATAGGCTCACATATTGTCAGCAACTTCTCTCGGTCTTCGCCAGTCAAAGAAGCAAAGTCAAATGTAGGCTCTTGCGATATTGTTGCTGCTACTTCGCCTCCTCCGTATACCCACTCGCCTAACGCACCCTTGCCTGTGGGAACTTTATCGCTCGCTGCATATTCCTGCATCCGCGCCAAGCACTCTGCCGCCTCCGTTTTACTTACAGTACGCATCCACTCAAAATTCTTTTCAAACGCACCCTCTCTTAACTTAGATGGGTCTTTCAAAAACTCTTCCACGCTACCACAAACAAGAATAATTTTCTTCAATGTTATTGGATTTTGCAAAGCGTTTTCTAGTTTCGTTAGCCATCGCAAATTCTCAACACGATTATTTCTTCGGTTGGTATCAATATGGTCAACCACATACTGTGGCGTAGGTGGCTCGCCAAGAAAAGCAAATGCCATAATTCTATGAACCCTCTCGCTTGCAATTTCCATATAACCTGTGCGTTTGCAGGGGTTGCCAAAAGTCCACTTGTTATCAGTGATTCTTGGCTTGTCTTTATTCTTTGGGTGTCGCAAAACTGCCCCGTTATCTCTAACGGAATATTCTTCGTTTTTATAAACACATTTTAATTCTTTTGTGAAATCATTTATCATGGATATGCCTCCTCTATTTTTGCTTTACTAGCCATTCATTAAAGTCTAAAACCTGCTTTGCAAAATTACTTAGATAACCTAGTTCTGTTCTTAAAAACGCCGTATTGGCAGCGTGCTTTTCAAAGTCTTTACGCTTAAAATATACATGGACTAAATCATTACGCCTCTCAAGTATTTTCTCTAATTCGTCTATGGCTGTAATATGAATCACTTTCTCTCGGCTGACTAAATTGATAATCTGCCCGAGTGTCATAGATTCAAATGTATCCATCTCTAGCCTGTTTAGCAAATTCCATTCTATATACTGCACTGTATTTATAATTTTGCCTATCTCGATGTATATGGCTTCTAAGTATGTCATAACTACCCCCTAGCCACCATATCTTTTGCTACACGATAAATAAATTTTGTTTTTGAAATGTCCTCAGCATATTTTGCTGTAGCGTAATGACTATTTGTGTTTACTTCCTGCGCCCAGTATGTCGCCCCGTTATCAACAAGCCACACAATTACCTCATAATACTTTGGCAAAGTTGCATCAAGATTTTCCAATGCCCAATCTTTGTTTTTGCCTGCAAATTCTGTCGCTTGGTGCATATAGCCATATCCGCCTGCTCTCTTTTTTGCAGTCTCTGCATCATGGTTTTTCTTTGCCTCTATAAAGTTGGCTTGTGCTTGTGCATAAACATCTATATCATCACTAAGAATTGCATCTTCAAAACAAATCATTCCTCCAAAGTATTTTAATGCCACTTTGGATAATCCGCATTTCAACAATCCCTGCAAACTAAATTTAGAAACATCGCTCTTATCAAAAACTCCAAAGGAAACAAATGCTGTTTTATCGCCGTTGTACTTTGGCAGATAGTCATCATTTAGTTCTATTTTGTTTTCAGATAACAATCTTTTGCAAGACTTTATTGCCTCGGCGTTTCCAACTTTCTTTTGCTCTTGTGCAATATATTGACCAATAAGTTCGGTAGCTTGCTTGTCGCCATCGGTTACCGCATTACCTTTAAGTAAAAAATCTAGTGATATACTAAACAACTCCGATATAGTTGTTAGCACTCCAATGTCGGGCGTTCCGCCCTCTGTTTCCCATTTTGAAACTGCCTTATCACTTACTCCCAACTTTTCGCCTAGTTTTCCTTGAGTAAGCCCGTTTGCTTTACGCAATATTAGAATGCGTTCGCCTGTTGTCATATTATGTGTACCTCCGTTTGTAGTTTAATCTACAACATAAATTGTACCAAAATATATAATCAAAGTCAACAATTCTACTGTGCGTTTCCTTGTTTTTCGCTATACTCTATGTGGAGTGGAGTTTGTTCTTAATGCTTGTTTTGCTTTTTTAGGTAAACTTTGCGTGGAATTGGCACTTTTTCAGTCGCCGTTCCTATAAAATTACTCATTATCTGAAAACAAAAGCCCAAAAACCTTATCGAGCTTTTAGACTTTGTATATTCGCTTATTTTACCTAGAGGCATCATAAACCCATCTTGCTTGCTTTAACGGCTATAACTCGTTATATCATCGTTACAAACTTTCTGAACTTGGTAGATATGTGCGTGTGCTTAATCCTGCCGTCTTTGATAAACGGATTAAGAATATGCCATGTTCCAGGCTTGCTGTTGAGACTGAAATATTCTCGTATATCGGCGAGTGTTCTTGGGGTCTTACAAAACTCTAGCATACTTGCTTCGGTAAGTTGCACTATATCAATATCGGGATGAACGAAACCTTGATTTTTGCAATCTGGATTAAGTGGCATTGTCGTTTTGATTTTACCCTCCGCCACCATGTCGTTGATATATCTTTGAGCGATATAATTTCTAATACCAAAATGCTTGGCTATCTCTCGCCTGCTCTTTGGTGTGTCGCAAAATTCCGCTATCTTCTCTGCCGACAATATTTTTGTATCCGCCACATCTTCGGCACTCACAAACTGTTGGTCAACGCACTTGGGCTTATCGGGCATCGTCATTAAAAGTTTGCCGTCCGCTATAAGTGCATCAAGGTGTGGCTTTAGATATTCTTTGCTAATTTGCATCTGCTCGGCTATTTCGTTTCGGGTCTTGGGAGTTTTGCAAAACTCTAAAATCCCATCTCTTGTCAGCACAATTCGTTTTCTTGGCATTCTTCTGCCTGTGAGATTATTGCCTCGCTGTCTTAGGTTAGTTTTGTCAATCAGCCCTCTCTCAATTAAAGGGTTGATATGTTGTTGCCTTTGGAATTGGCTAAGACTAAAATGTTTTTCAATATCGACCTTATATCTTGGTTCACTGCAATACTCAATCAGTGCCTCTTCCGTAGGTATAACCATATCGTAGTCCGCCACCACAAATCTTTGGCTACTGCTTTGCGGAAACATCGGCATAGTCCTTTTTATCAGCCCTCTATCAAGCAATGGTTGTATATACGCTTTACCTGCCCACACACGGGTTTTAATCCCAACCTGCTCTAAAATATCCGCTCCTGACCTAGGAACGCTACAAAATGCTATTATCTCGTCAGCCTTGCTTTTGTCCGTATTCCTGTCAATTCGATACAAGTGACTTTCCTCTTTTTCAGGAAACCAAACCTCTCGCTTTATTTGAGTAGAAAAGAGTTTGTACATTGTGGTTCGTTCGCTTCCTTGCGAATCTTGAGAGACTTTTTACTAGGATTCTATTGATTAGCCCTTGGCGGCAGTCTTCAATCATCCGCATAAAGTTTGGTCGCTTTTCTGCCCTCGTTCCGCTCAGACCGGGGTCAGCATAGATGTCCCTATAAGTCCAGTCGCTCCGCCTTTTAATATATTCCGTATAATAGGCTTCTTGCCTTTCTTGCGATTCTGCTTGCTCGGTGGATAATGTCGACACCCTAGCATAAGCGGTGACGATTTCTTTTTTTGGTATGTTGATTGTAGGAACTGCCGAGGACAGTACGATTTTTGTAGCTTTGGCTGTTAGCATTTAGTTTGCCCTCCTTTCTTGTTTTTCGGCTTGCTTTATCCGCCAGCCTTTTTGGTTGCCGCCTCTGCCGTTTGAATATGGCTTGGTGATTGTGCATCCGTTTATGAATTCGAATGTAACCGTGCCGTCTCCCATCACGGCTCTCTCTAGGTATTCTTTGACCGCCTCACCATCAAAGGCTAGCATGGGCTTTGCTGATTTACCGCTGACATCGTTCATTGCCTCTCGTTTTATAAGGGCATCTAGTGTTTTAATTTCCGCTAGTATCTTTTCGGACTCCTCTTTGTAGTCATCTAGGCTTATTAACCCTCTTGCCTTTAGAGACATGAGTTTCCGCTCATCTTCAAGCAGTTTATCCTTGGCGGCTGTGTTGTCGGTTTTAATTACGAACTTGTTTCTTGTGGCGATAAATTCATTGTAGGCTTCTAGGAATAACGGCTCTAAAACCTCATCAAAGATTCCTCTGCCTTGGCAGACTGCAACCCCTTGGCGCTCGTAAGTTTGACATCGCCATATCCCTTTTGAGTAAGCCGAGCCTGCGTTGTTGTTTTTGTGCCGATAGCTCTTCCCACAAAAACCGCATTGCACTTTAGCCGTGAATGCATATTCTGGCGGTGGCGAGTATTCTTTTTTCTCTCCGCATCTAAGTGTCATCTCGGCTTGAACCTTATCCCAATCCGCTTGGGTCACTATTGCCTCATGCGTGTTTGGATAGAAGTATTTATCTATAATGTTTTGGTTTTTGTAAGTAATGCCGTCAATCTTGACTCCCTTTTGAAGTAGGCAATGCCCTGCATATTTTTCGTTAAGCAGTATGCCTCGCAGAGTTGTTTCGCTCCACCTGTCGCCTCCTTTGGGCGGTGGTATGCCAAGTCTTAGCAATTCGTTGGCGATTGCGGCTCTACCTTTGCCCTTGAGGTATAATTGAAAAATGAGACGGACTACTGCCGCCTCATTCTCGATTACCTCTAGTTTCCCTTTATTCAATTTGTATCCGTAGATGTTGCCTATGACCAACTCTCCTTTTGCAAACTTGTCTCGCATCGTCCACGATGCTCTTGTTGCGTTGGTTCGCAGTTGGTCTTCTGCTATAGCGGCTGCTACTGCTAAGTATAACTCGCTGCCTCCGACTGCTGTGTCGATGTTTTCGGTATCGAATATAACATTGACACCAATGTCTTTTAGCTCGTTTACTGACCTTAGCAATTCTTCGGTATCTCTGCCGAACCTTGCAACTGATTTAGTAAAGACTGTTGTGAACTCACCTCTTTTGGCTGCTTCAACCATGTTGAGGAATTGCTTACGGTTTTTTTGTGCCTTGCCGCTTATGCCTTTGTCTGCATAAATTTTGACAAGCTGTAGGTGCGGATTTGCATCAAAGAATTCTCGCCATCGCTTTGCTTGATAATCGAAGCTGTGTATTTGTGTGCTTGAGTTTGTTGAGACTCTAATGTAAACCGCCGACTTTGTTTTGTCTTGCATTTTGTGACCCTCCTTTAGTCAACAAGGATTATGCCGCACCTTTGGGAAAGAACCTAGCGAAAAGATGGGCAAAATGCAAAATAGACAAAAGAATATTTATCCCCCTAGGCTGCGTCCCCCAACTCTATCCCGAAAGACTTTTTGTTCCGCTCATCAATCCGTGACATTTCATCACGAGTGAGTAGCCCCTCTACCCAAAGCTTCTTGATAATCGCTTGGGCAAGTGCGTACTTGATTTTATTACCTTGCATTACCTACCTCCTTTATTCACTTTTTTTACGGCTGATTCTAGTAAGAAGGCATCTAGCTCTTTGCAGGTTTTATCGAAGGCTTGCTTTGCGTGGTCAATGTCTCCATTACATGACCCCTCTTTTATTGTATTTTGGGTATATTTGAGGGTTTGTCGGCGGTGTCGATTTGTTCTCTCAATTTGCCTGCACTGCTGTTTGATTTTTGAATTTTTCATAAAATCTTACAGACCCCCTAAAATGCAAAAAACAGCCCTATTGGACTGCTTTTTGGTGGACTTCACTACGACAATAGTGAAGTCATAAGTGGGCTTACGCACCATAAAGTCTGTTTTTGATTTCAGCATTTGATTTTGCGGTGCGTTCCTTTCTTGATTTCTATTGTCATTTTAGCATAAATTAATCAAAAAATCAAATCTCTGCGTAGCGGTGTTTTGATTATTCACGGTTTGATTTTGCGGTGTTTTGATTTCTCAGCGTTTGATTTTGCGACCAGCGGTTTGAATTTGCGATAAATCAAATCCATTATATCATATTACTTATTTTTATATTTGTCAATTTTTTAGTAAACCCTTCTTATTTAATCTCTACTCGAAACATAAAAGAAAAACTCCCAATCAAATTGAAAAGGAGTTTCCTATTACCCAGTCCGAATAAAAAGGTTCGGGTTGCGTGGGTAAGTCAGTTTTCTGCGTTTTCTGTGGTGCGATTGCGTTTTAGGTTTTCTCTGTAAGTGTATTATTATATGCTTTTGTTTTTACTTGTGTAGTTATACCTGCAACAGCCACACCAAGCAGTGCAAAAACCAAACCGAACACTATCCTTAAATAAAAATGTTCATCCAAAAAATTCTTAGCAAAAATTAAAATCATTGCAAATGCCGCAATGCTAAAAATTGAATAAATCAAAAGCGTTATTGCACAAACTTTATGTGCGTAATCCCATGTTTCTTGGTTCTTACTTGTTACTTTTGTCTTTATACCATATAAGTCATTGATTTTCTTAGGAGGAAAAAATTTAAGCAAACTGCCTGCTATAAGCGGTGCAACTACAAAAATAATTCCCAATACGCAACTAAAAGTATTCATGGCCACCCCCCTTATGCATTCCCATTTGCGTTTTCCGCCCTATTATTTTTCCAAGCTGGTAATGTCGCCATGTATGCGATGAGTGCTTTACGCATTTCGGCTTCGGTTGGCTTCTTAGTAAAGTTCATCATCTTGTAGTTTTCGCCCATCAGTCCCCATTTAATCGAATCCTCAAGACATTCCTCATAACTTTTCATTGTGCCGTCTGCTCTTGCGCAGTGAACGCAGTAATCTTTTTCCGTATCCTTGTTTGCGAAATCCTCTGCCTTCTGCATTGGCATACTACATGAAATACATATTTTTTCCATAAATTCTCCTTGCAAAACTCTTAATTCCACTTACCTAATTGTATCACTTTTTTCGGTTTTGTCAAAGTGAATGGAGGTGCCTTCTTAATTATTGCAATAAAAAAAGCCCACCAAAGCCGTTTATTTTGCTCTGGTGGGCTGATGTTATGCTACTGCGTGATTTAGCTCTATTCCGCATTTGAAGATGAACCGCAGGGTTTTCTTGTCCTTTATGATTACTTTTTCTACTAGACTGCGGAACATGTCGCCTCGATATTCAATGTAGGGTAAGCGTATTACTTGGCGGATTTCTTTTACTCTTTGGTGCAGTATATCGTGTGTGCCTTTCATCCGTTCTGCTATGGTTATTTCTTCTCTTAGCTGGGTGGCTCGCTCTAGTAGCTTTCTCATTGTTTCTTGGTGCTGTTGGGTTTGTGGGCTGTGCTGGCTGACTTCTATTAGCTGGTCGTCTATGGCTTGTAGTTGCTTTGTTAGTTCGGCTGGGTTCTTCAGCGGTGTTCGCTCTATGATGTTCTTTACGCTTTGCTCTAGGTTCGCTATTATCCTTTGGCGGTCTGCTACTAATTCGTTTAGCGTTTGTACGAATGCCTCTTCGACTACTTGCTCCTTAATCGGTTTCATCTTGCACTCCGCTCGATTGCGCTGGTGTTGTATGCAGACCCATATGTCTACTTTTTTCTCGCCGTGCTGCTGGCTGTGTCTACGGAACTTAGCACCGCACTCGGCACACTCTAGTTTTGTGCTTAGTGGATAATGGCTTGAGTATCTTGCTCGCTCTTTGTCTACTGTTATTTTATCGTATTCTCGCTTTTGCATTTCGGCTTGAACCGCTAGGAATACGCTCTTCTCTATAATGGCTGGGTGGTTGTTCTGCACCTCGTATTTATCTCGTTGCCCTGTGTTGATTTGCCGTGGGCTTAGTACATCCACCTTGAATGTCTTGCCTAGAATCATATCTCCAGTATACTTCTCGTTTTGCAGTATGCCTGTTATTGTCGTGTGTTGCCAGTTTGCGTTGCCTCTCGGTGTCCGAACCCCTTGCTCTTCCAGCCTCTTTGCTATCTGCCTTATTGTCAGCCCAGCTAGGTAGCCATTGAATATTTGTTGTACTGTTTCTACCTCTTCAGGTATTATTGTAAACTTGCCGCCCTTTATCCTATATCCGCACATTCGTCCACCCATGTGGACTTTGCCTTCTTGGTATCGCTTATTAATACCCCACTTTACATTGTTTGAGATTGTTCGGATTTCTTCTTCAGCGAGGGCTGCCAGTATGCTCAGTATTACGAATGAACTCTCGTCCTTGGTGTCCAGTCCTTGGCTTTCAAAAAATATCGTTATGCCTCGATTTTTCAAATCCCTTGCGAGTTGCATACATTCGACCATGTTCCTTGCGAACCTTGCCACGCTCTTGGTTATGATTTTGTCGATCTTCCCAGCGTAGCAGTCTTTTAGCAACTCTTGAAAACCCTTTCTGCCCCTTATGCTTTTTCCGCTCTCTTCATCGCAGTAGATGCCAGCAAACTCGGTGTTCGGTCGTTTCTTTATGTCTTGCTCATAGAACTTCTTCTGCATCGCATAACTGGTCTGCTGTTCTTCATTGTCCGTTGAAACTCGTGCGTAAGCTGCCTCTCTGACCTTGTTGTTCATGATTGCCGTTGCTGTCTTGAATGCTGGAATTTCTCGGATAATTCTTGGCGGTGTATTAATATGCCTTGCAGTAGCGTCTATGCTCATACTTCCACTCCTTTACGATTTCTTGCTTGTTTTTGAATATGAAGGTTATCTTGTAGCCGTTCATGATTATCTTGTCTATATGCGTTGCCATAAGGTCTTCGCTGTATTCGGTCGCTATTCGCCCCTCTTTCGTGTATAACTCGAACCCTTGCTCTTGGGCTATGCGGTCGTCTTGCTCCTTGTATCTGTCTTTCAGTCCTTTCTGCTTGGTTGTGAAGGTGCTATACGATATTTTGCCCTCTTGGAATAATTGCCGTAGATTCTTCTCTTCTTCTACAATCTTTTGAATCTCTTGGCTTATGTCGTCTGTTTGTTGATTCATCTTTGGTGTGGCTAGGTATTCGTTAAATGCATCTACCAGTATGCTCTTGAGCAGTTCTTCGTTTATCGTGTTAGATGGGCAGACCGTCACGCCTCTGTTGTTGGCTGTTCTGCACATCCAGCCAGCTTGACCGAAGTTGCGGATTTTTGTGTTCATTCTGCGACTGTAGTTTTTTCCGCAGTATCCACACTCTATCTTGCTTGTAAACTCGCTGTATGTCACTTGCGTTTTGAACTTTATCTTGGATGCTCGGCACGCTCTTTCTACTTGTGCTTTATAAAAAGTTTCTTTGTCTATGATTGGCTCGTGGTTGTTCTCTATATAGTATTGGGCGACCTCGCCTTGGTTCGCTTTTCCGCCGTTCTCCGTGATTGTCTTTTGCAGTAGCACATCGCCCATATATTTTTCGTTCTTTAGGATTGAGTCTATTTGGTTGTTGCTCCATGTCTTGTTGAATTTCGTTGGGATGTTGTTGTCTTGTAGGTAGTGGGCTATTGCTGTAAATCCTTTTCCGTCTAGGTATAGGTCGTATATAAGTCGGACTATTTTTGCCTCGTTTTCGTTTATCACAAGGCTGACTTGTTTGTCGCTCCTTATTACATCGTAACCGTATATGTGTATCAGCTCCACGCTACCTTGGCTGTATCTTATCCTTGCACTCCACTTCACTCGCTGGCTCATGGTTTTAAGTTCTTCTTCTGCCAGTATCGCTTTGAGCCTCAGCATCAGTTCGTCTGTCAGTTGTGCTGTGTCGATTCCATCGGATTCAAAAACAACTGTTACTCCCATCTCTCGAAGTTCTTGAATTGTCTTCAGCGTTTCTTGGGTGTTTCTTCCGAATCTTGCCACGCTCTTTGTGAAGATGGTTTTAATTCTAGCCATTCGGCATAGCTTTATCATCTCCAAAAAGCCTCGCCTTTTTCGCTGGGTCGCTCCTGATATAGCCTCATCGCCGAACATCCCTATAAAGTGGTATTTTGGCTCTGTTGCCAGCTTAGCTATCCAGTAGCTTTCTTGGATATGATAGCTCTCTGCTTGGTCGTCCTTGTCTGTGCTTACTCTTGCATAAGCACAGACCGAGACTTTTTCTTCTTGTTTTGCTCTCAGTAGCATTACTCTTTTTGCTTGCATTGATTATCCCCCTTTGTCTGTTTTATCTTTGCTTTTGCTTGCATTATTGATTCTCCTTGCGATTGTTTTTGGTAGTCACAACAATGCCGCAAAAGAAGACTTTAGTCCAGTGAAAGAGGGCAGAATTAAGACTTTTCTTTCAAGTTTTTTTGCTCCTCTAAAATAGCCTTGAATTCGGCTGAAGTGATTAGCTTTTCGGTTACAAGCATTGTGAGTGTCGCCTTTATAATCTCTTCTTCAAATGCTGTATTAATTGCTGTTGCTGTCATCCTTGTTCTCCGTGTCGCTCTCGCTCGTGTCCTCTTCTTTCTTTATGTGGATTCCGTATTTGTGGAGTTGCTTGAAGATTTGGTTGCACCCGGTTGCTGAGAGTCCGCTTGCTCCACCTATGATTAGTGCTGAAATGACACTATCCGCTAGGATAATTCCGGGGATTGCAAAATAACAAACCAGCCCAGCGATAAGCCCAAGGGCTGTGCTGAGTACCGGGATTAATCGCAAGAAGTCTTCTTTCTTTTGGTGCTTTTCAACTGCTTTTTTGTATAACTCCACAATCCCAAAAACCAGCGACACAATCGCTGGTACTGCTATAATTTCCATGTTTTCTAATCTCCTTTATTTGTGTTTTTAGATTGTAAATAAATCCTGTTTTTGACCTCAAATTTAGCCACATGTGCTACTGTATCAGTCAACATCTTTTGCTTTGAGTCTTTGTTCGCCTACTTATTCGTATGGCTATAAAGCCCATTCAAGCGTCTTAAATCTATTGTGGGTAAGCAAAAATCCAAACCCATGATATTTTTGTTGCTCTTTTTTGATTCCGTTTTGAGTTTTTTCCTATCAAAAATACCTCTTAAACTTGGCGAGACATAAACGAAATTAGTCGTTTCTTTTGCTCCGTCACAATGTGGTTCGCACCTGTCTGCTCTAATCCGTCAAGAACCGCTATCAAACTCTCCAAAAGCAAGGCTCGTACCTCTGTTGAAAAGGCATTGTCGCCTGCTCTGTCTTCTTTAATCTTAACTATTTTTTCTTCCAGCACTTTTATCTGCCGTGTGTTTTCTTCCATCTGTGCCATCACTTTTTTTACTGGTTGAATGAACTTTGCCCACAATATAGAAAGTGCCGTCACCAAGGACGACACCGTTAATGTTATTGTTATTATCTCTGCTACTGTCATTGTTCTAAAGCCTCCTGCAATCTATTTATTTCATCTCTTAACATTTGCCTTTCTTCTCTTATTGGCAAATAAACCTCGTTAGAAATTAGTCCTTCCCCATACTTTATAGCCTTATAATCTGAAGCCGAAAGTTCTTTCTTTAACATTTCTAGTTTCAAACTTATGGGGTTATATTTGCCAGAACTGTTGACAAAAAATGTGGCATCTGTCATATCTCCATCGAACATAACACCATCAAATCCTTCTAGTTCTAGCGGTATTTTTAGTTGCTCAATTTCACTCTCAATTCCGATTGTTTTGAGCATATCTTTTATGGCTTCGGCCTCTTTTCCATCTACACAATCCACTGCTTTTGCCTCGCCATTTTCTTGCCATTCAATCGCATACCTTAAAAAGCGGATATGGCTGTCTATTAATTTGAATTTATTAAACATTCTTGCTCTCCTAAATATTATTTATTGCTGTGGTGTTTGTTTCGGTTGAAGTTGAAAATCCGCCTCGATTGCCGATACAAAAATTATTATTGCCGTTTACCATTGCAACATGAGAACCCGTGCTGGCAGACAATAAGATGTTGCTTGCTATTAGGCTGTAACTGCATTGGAGCATTGCCATGGCGTAACTTCCCTCTGTCGACTTCACATAGCACCCCGTCATTGTGCTATAGCTAAATCTAATATAGTAAACAACATAGGTCGTGCTACTAATGAATGTTGAATTGCTCACTGTGCAATATAGGCATTCGGCTAATGAACTGAACATTAGGCAAGTTCCTGTATCGGAGTAGCAATGGCAATTATTAACGCATGTATGATGGCAGCCCGATAAGTAAATACAATTTGAAGTGGTGGTATTTACCCTATTATTATAAAGCGTTACATGCTTACAATTGTTAGCAGAAATTCCTTGAACTGCATTTTCTATCGTTACATTCTCAACTGTAATATTGCTTGTCGCAGAAAAATAAATCCCATAATTACCAGAGCCGTTTCCGTCAATCCTTATGTCCTTAATCGTTATAAACTCCTTGCTTGACCCTGAGAATACATAAACACTTGCAATCTTTTTGAATATAGTGCTACTGCCTTGCCCTTTTATCGAGATGCCATTTTGCAAGGTTATTACAGAATTGATTATTATTGTACCCTCTAAGAATTTCAACTCTCCGCCATGTGACAAGCTATTTATGGCTGTACTAATTCTTGAACTATCTGTATTATCGCCAGCTAGAATTATATCAGCACATAGCTTGCTTTTTTCACTTGCATCCGCTGGGGCTATGGTTATTGCTGACGACCTTGCACAAGAATTCCATTTGTTCTTTTCGCTGTCAGTTGTAAACCGATTATCGCCGTCTTGTACAATCATGCTTGCCGGGTGATTTGTTGGGTGTACATAATCGCTCTGTATAGCTTGCTGGACGGATAAAGCTGCCGCTTTGGCAGAGTCTTCTGCGTTCTTGGCGCTAGTTTCGGCATTCGTTGCTCTTGTTAATGCTGTTGTTGCTGAGTTCGCTGAATTGGTTGCTTGCGTTTGGGCTATGCTTGCTGAACTCGCACTCGCCTCAGCTTGTTGCCTTGCTGTATCGGCAGATTGCTGTGCGTTTATTGTAGCTGTTTCTGCGTTCGATGCTCTTGTGCTTGCTGTGCTGGCAGAAGTTGCAGAATTCGTTGCGGCTGTTTCGGCATTGCTCGCCCTTGCATTCGCACTATTGGCACTTGCCTCAGCATTGCTTGCACTTGTTTCTGCGTTCAATGCCCTTGTGCTTGAATTTAGTGCGGAAGTTTCTGCATTGTTTGCACTAGCTAAAGCTGCTGATGCCCACTCTGCACTAGCTGTTGCTTGCTGGCTAGCTTGGTTTGCCGACTCTTGAGCGTTGCTCGCCGCAACCTCTGCAAGGCTTGCTTTACTCTCCGCTTGTGTTGTACTTATCATTGCTTGCTCTGCGGATATTGCACTCAAAGTAGCTTGCCCTTTGGCTTCTGTCGCTTGAGCTTCTGCTAATACTGCTTTCACTTGTGCCTCAATTGCATTTTGAGCAGAATCCATTGCTGATTGTGCGGATTGCTCCGCTTCTTCAGCAGACTTGTTCGCACTAGCTGTCGCCTGAAGTGTTGCCTCGGTTGCTTGGGCTATTAAGTTTTCAGCCGTGTTTGCGGACTGCTTTGCCTCGTCTGCTTTTTCCTCAGCGTGGCTTGCGTGGTCATTTGCCTCGGTTGCACTCTGGGCGGATTGGCTTGCTGAATGTTCGGCATTTACGGCTCTTATGTTCGCTTGGCTGGCACTTTCTTCTGCGTTTGTTGCTCTTGCTAATGCCTCAGTCGCTGAATCTGCACTTGATTCTGCTTGCTCCCTCGCTACTTCCGCTGACTGTTCGGCTTGCTCTGCCAATGCTTGTGCTGTACTTGCGGACAATTCTGCGTTGCTTGCTTGTTCTTGAGCGGTCTTTGCTAAGTCTGCACTCATGCTTGCACTTTGCTCTGCGTTCTTGGCACTATCCTCAGCATTCTCTGCCGACTCTTTAGATTCCCTAGCACTCTGTTCCGCCTCGTTCGCTCTTTGCTCGGCATTGCTTGCATATGTTGCTGACTGGCTGGCACTCATCGCTGATGCCATAGCTTGACTCTCAGCCTCTTCAGCGTGGTCTTTTGCTTGCTGTGCCTCATTTGCGGACTGGATTGCGTACTCACTCGCAAGGTTTGCTTGTTCACTTGCAAGCGTTGCTCGCTCCTCTGCTGTCTTTGCGGATTCGGCACTTAATAATGCAAACTGCTCGCTCTCCCTTGCCGAGTCTTCAGCGTTCCCGGCTCGCACATCCGAACTCCGTGCATACTCTTGTGCTAGGACTAAATTCGCTGCTGATGCTATGGCTTGGCTTTGTGCCTCACTTGCCGACTGTGCCGAAAGTGTTGCTTGTCGTTCTGCCTCAGCGGCAGAGTCCGCACTTGCTGTTGCTCGCTCTTCCACTACCAGCACTTTCTCTTCTGCTAGTTTCGCTGTGTCGTCTGCTGATTTTGAAATCTCCATCGCATCTTGTGCAACTTTCTCAGCTATGACCACCACCTTTTCTGCCTCTCGCATTTGGTCTAAAGCATTCAGTACGGTGTCTACCGCCCACGCACTATGTTCGTATGATTTCACGATTAGGTCTGGATTGTCCGTTGCTTTTTTCTTGGCATAAAGAATGCCTTTTTCTACATTTAGTATCACGACATCGAACGGTGTCATGGTGTGTTCTTTCGGCTTGTATGCTATAAATTGCATATAAATCTCGCCGTCCAAAGTCACGGCATCTGGCAAGCTGAATTTGAAGTTTAGTGTGTCAAAGTCTTCTTCGTATTCTTGGTACTCTGGTGTGTAAAGAGCTTCTGTCCACTTTTCGCCTTTATCGTTTAGGAAGTCCACTCTCTTGCTGTAATCCTTAAATTCAAGCGGGAATTCCACACCGACTATCGTTGCGTTGTTTTCTCCAGCAATGATTTTGTATCTACTGGGAATTGTCAGCAAGTGGTTCTTATTCTTGTGCAGAACTATCTTTATATTTGCCATTCGATACTCTCCTTTCTTCTTGCTCCTCAAAATTAAAAAGCCACTCTGGTGCGAGCGGCTCTTGCTTTGTTTCTGTTATGTCCAGCCACGCTTTGTACCATGTGACCAGTTCTTCTTTTTGCTTGGTGGTTAGTGTGTCGTACCACAGCTGTCCTCTGTTGATTATAGGAAAGCAGATTTCTTCTCTATAACTTCGCAAGGTTTCTAGCTGCTCATCTTCTAGGATTTTCTCGTATGGCTCTTCAATCAGTTTGCCGTTTGTCACTTTCCATGAATAATGGCTTTTTGTGCTTAGCGTCTTGTCGTAGTCCTCTTCGCTTACTTCAATGTATCGCTCTTTGTCATCGACCGCCAAATCGTATGGGTATCTGTCGCAAACCCAGCCGTCTTTGGTATAATAAATTCTTTGTTTGTTCTCCATATGCTCCTCACTAATATCCTATTGCGAAGTATTTTCGCTGGTTGACTCCGCTCGTTCCGCTTTGCCTTTTCCACTTGAACCCGGTTCTGCTGATGTCGCCATAAGATATGCCGACATCGCTTGCCCATGGCGAGTTGTTTGATGCTCCGCCATGGTGACCCACATATCCGACAAATAAGCATTTTGTTGGGAATGCTACTTTGAAGGTAACGCTTTGGTCATTTCCAAAATGCCATTGAAAAATTAGACCATTCGCCGCTTTATAATGCCCCCACTCGCCATCGCCCCAAAAGCTGTTTCGTGCAGATGTTGTGCTACTTGTATAGCTAAGCACATTGTTATTTGTTACCTCTCTTTTAGCATAAGCAGTAGTTGCTATCCTTGTTGAGTTGTCGCTTGCCGATTGCGTTGTTGCTGTTACATTGCTTGCTATGTTTCCACCGCTGACTAGGTTCGTTGCATTGGTTGCACTTGTTGAGTGTTCCGCATTCTTTGCGTGTTCGGGTTTTGTGAACGATGTTCTCTGATCAGTCGCTGTTATTGTGCCGTTTGAATGAATTGTCAAAAGGTATAGCGGAATTTGGTAGATTCCGCTGGGTGTGGTGGACAAGTTGTTTTGCGTGAGCGAGATGTTGGTTGTGCTACTTTGTGCTGTTGCTCTTATGTTGAAACGGTGCGGTGTGGTGGATAGATTAATCTCGGCCATTACTCTTGCGTATTGTGCTGAACCGCTTGGTGGGATAAAGTCCAGCCTTACAACCGAATCGCTCATGCCAAAATACCCATATGCGTGTGCCATGCCCGCGCCTATGTTTACTCCTCTATCCACATGTGTTAGGGCGAATCTGTTTGATTCCGACCAGCAAATTCCACCGCCTGAATTTTGGCATAAGTAGTTAAATATCTTAGCGTCAAAGCTAGGGATTATCTCATTCACTCTGCTAAGCGAATCGCCTATGCCTTTTAAGTATGTTGCCATTGCTTACTCCTTTCTTTCAAATTTTCTATTGTTGTACATTTTCATTCGGTCGGTAAAGTCGATTCTTGTTTTGCCGAATATGCAAGTGTAGAATGTGTCTTTCATCTTGAATTTTAGCCCTGTGAAAATGCTGTTATATTCTCGATTTTCATAAATGATTGTTACTCTGTCGCCCGGCCTAAAGGCTGTTGCTTTTACCATTGTTTGTGCTTTCGCTAGCTTGTATTGAATGCAATGGTTGAAAATGTTTCCACCGAGTTCGCTCCGTGCAAGCTGCTCCATTGTGTAGCCTTCCTTTATGGCATCCACTTCATCGTATTCAATGTACTTGGTTGATGGTGGGATAATTCTATTTGCGTGGTTTGCGTTCGTGGTTATGCTGTCGTCTTGGAGCAAGTAGTATGTCGCTCTCGTTTGTCCGTTGCTCTTGTTGTAGAGAATCGCCTTGTTTTCTTTCGGCAATTCGTTGTTGTCCAGTTCGGGCTTGCTCATCTTTATATTGTCTTTAATTACATAACCTTGGGTGGAATTCTTGATGATTGAGCAAATAAGTTTGTTGCCCTGAAAGTCCATCTCAAAATCTAGGTATACATTGTAGTGGTCGAATAAAAAGTCTATAAACGCTATTGTGTCTATTGTTGCTCCGTCATCTGTCCACACCGCATTTGTATCTTGACCAAAAGTCCTGAACTCTATCGGCAGTTTTTTCTTTGGGTCACTGGTGTTTATTACTGCGTTTTCGAGAATTACTTGCAGTCCGCTCACGGCATCGAATCGCTTGTTTAGTAGGCTCGTAAAAAGGAATACATTCAGCACGGTGTCATTGAATAATTCTTTCGGGTGCTTGAATGAAATCTTTAGGTCTGTGTTGTCTATTGCGGTTACTGCTCCCATCGCAATTAGTGTTGCTCCCTCTAGTATCGCTATTATATCTCCCTTAAATCCTCGGCTGGCTCGTGTGATGTTCGCTGTGCTGGTGTTATTCGTCATGTAGTCGAAGTCTATGCTATAATCCCTAACTAATCCGCTGTCCACCAACGCAAGCGTATTGCGATCGTAAAGTTTATAAAAAACCATGAACCTCTCCTTTAGATTATTTCTCTTAATATTGAGTAAAGTAGCGTTGCCTTGCCAAAGTTCGTGTTCAATGCCGATACAATGAATGTGCTTTTTCCGCTGGGGATTGTTATAAAATTTGAGTAGGTATAATCTTTTTCCCCGGTGTAGTAGACATCCTCTTGTGTTTGGCTTGTGCCAGTTCCTGTGTACAGCGTTGCTTTTTGCGTATCTGGCGAACTATCGACTATAAGGTATTGCCCCTCTCTAACCGTTATGTTGTACTTTGCTTGGTCTATGATTTTGTCGTTTTGTATTATCCTAAACGATGGGGTGTCGCTATATCCCTCTATTTTAACCAAGCACGAGGTTGGCAGATTGCCTGTGTTGTCTATATTAACCGCTAGGTTGTTTCCGCCGTATACATAGGGGTATGTGTATGGGTAAACTAATGCGTTTCCGCTCCGTGCAATCTCAATGCTTATCTCGACATCTTGTTTCCAGCGACTCAAGCAATCAAATTTTGCTTTCACTTGCAAGGTTGCGGTCTTTCTGCTTATCTCTCCCTTCTTTAGCTCGCCGATTAAAATCAATTTGTACCAATACTTCTCCAACTTCTCGCCAGTTGAATAATAAAACTTCAGTGGTGTATCTGTGTTCACATTCCCCACAAACTCAATGAATCGCTTGAAATGGTCGTAGTCCTTAAAGTGCATTGTGCCATCTATGCTTTGGGTCGCCGTTGTCACTTCCTCAATAAAGAAGGTGTTTTCTATTTCAAAACTCTTTATCTTTGTTTTTATGCCTAGTCCGCTCGGGTCGGCAAGAAATGAACCACCGCCATTGTCTAGGTTTGGATCTGTTAAATCCCACAGCTTTCCCTCGCTGTTTTCCAGCCAAAACTTTCGCATTATATCTTACCCCCTAACTCCTTGTTAATCCTCTCCGCCAAAAGGTCTGCCACAAGTTCTGCGTTCTCTTCTGCGATTGGGTTATCCCCTCGGCTGTCAATCGTTACATTAATGTCGTTCGTGGTGGTGTTGCTGTTGTGGCTGGTCTGTGTTGCGTTCATGTCCATATCTCCGCCCATGTCGCTGTATGAATCTGCCATGCCGTCCATTGCTCCCTTTTGGCTGTCTAACTGCTTTGTAAGGTTCTTGCTTTGCCCAGTCATGAATGCGAACAGCAATGCCAGTATTAGCACAACCGCCGCTACTGCCAGCAGTATTGGGATAAGCGGTGCGGATGCCGTGCTTAATGCTCCAGCTCCGACCGCTGCTATTTTGCACGCAAGGGCTACTGCTTTTATTACTCCGACTATCATGGTTATGAATTTGATAATCATCGGTAGCATGATTACAAGGAATATCAGGAACACCACAAATTTCTGCTGGGTCGGACTCATGCTGGTAAACCAGTTAGCGATTGCGGTCAGTATCGGCAATATGAACTGTATCATAAAGTCGGCTAGTTCTTTTATGAGCGGTAGCAAACTTTGTGCAAGCTGGGCGCTTACTTTCATGAATTCCATCTTCACGGCATCCCATGCCTCTTGGATTTGCATAGCGGTCTGGGCGCTCTCTTCATTGATAAGCCCTTGCTCTATCTGCTTTTCATTCAGTTCCTCTATCTGCTCTGCCGTCAGCTCCATGATTTCAAGGACGGCTATTGCCTCTTCGCCGAACAACTCATATGCTAGCTGATTTCGTAAGGTTATATCTTCCATTGCCGACAAAGCCAGCACGATTTCATCGTAAATCTCATTGAGGCTCTTGGTTCGCCCCTCTGCATCGGTCGTGCTTACTCCTATGTGGTTGAGTATGTTCGCATACTCTTGACCTTGACCCAGCGTTATCTTATTTAGGGTTTTTCTTAAATTGTCTAGGCTGTTGTTGTAGTTGTTCGCATCCCCGGTTATTTGTTCGTATATATTGCGTTGTAGCTGGAGCTTCTCAATGCTAATCTCATAAGCATTTGCCATTTCATTGAGTTCTTGCGTTTGCTTAGTAAAGGCTACGACTGCTCCGCCGACTGCCGCGACAAGTCCTAGTGCTAGTCTTGAAAATGCTCTTGCTACATTCTCTGTCTTTTTGAGTGCCGAAGTGACTTTATCAAACTCTTTCGCCACCCCTTGTAGCTTTGTCCGCTGAGCGTTTTTTAGTTGTGCGTTGAACTTGCGTAGTTCGTTCTCGGCTCTCATAACTTGGTTTGATATCTTATTAAATTCAGTTGCTCCGATTTCTCCAGCCTCAAACGCTCTATTGGCTTCCAACTGTTTTTGTTTCATTAAAGCGACTTTCTGTGTTGCTGTGCCTATTGCGTTTTTCAGCGTGTTGATTCGTTGTGTCGCTATCTCGGTTGCCTTGGGGTCGAATTTCAAGGCTTTGTCCATTTCTCTAGTCTGTGCCGTAGACTCACGCAATGTTGCGTTTAGTTCTTTGACCTTGCCATCTATTTCGCTTAGGCTTCTGCCTATCTCCATTCTCTCTCCCCTTTTACTTAATTTTTGGCATGAAAAAAGCGACCTCAACGAAGTCGCCTTGTATTTTATAGCTATTTTTGGTTATTCGCATCAATAATTTCTTTAACGGTTATATTTTGATTGCGGAAACGCTCTTTGCTTTTCTGATTTTTTAAGTGAATTGCATTGTTGGGACAAAGGTTTATGCATGATAAACAAAAAATGCAGTTATGTTTATATGTTGGCTTTTCATCAATCGTGATGTTTCCTACTGGGCAAACTTTTTTGCAAACACCGCATTTATTACAATTCTCATTTACCTTGAATTTCTTATCTACTGTTCCATTGCGAAGATTTTCTGCTGCTTGCAATAAACTTGATGCGATTTTGCTACCAAACCCTTTTTTCACTTTCGCATTTGCTTGGTTGTTTATGTCTTGCACTATTCTTTCTAGGTTTTCTTCAATTTTCTTTTTTGGCTCTATTTCTAGTTGCTTTTCCATTCTATAGACTGGCAAATAATTGTCTGTCATTAAAAGTTCAGCAGTATAATCGAATTTTATACCCACCTTTTCTCCATATCGCTCCATGTATTTTATTCCATTAAACGAAACGAAACCATAGGTCATTACCGCAAAAAAGTAGTCTGCTTTAAACGCTGACCCCTCTATAAATTCCTTAACGATTTTTGGGATACCCCATCCCCAGCAGGGGATTACAAAGCCAATCGCATCATCTTCATATGCATTTCCGATTTCCTTGAGTGCCTGCGGAATTGATATAAGCTTTCCGCCTATTCTCTTTGCTACATATAAGCAGTTGCCTGTTGCTGTAAAATAAAAAATAGTCATTTTATTCGTTCTCCTTGCATGGGAATTTACGCAAAGCCTCTATATTTTCTATTAATGAAACTAAATCATTCCATGCTCCGCCTAATTTCAGCCAATAAAAATTCTTTGTTCCTTCACGAGTTTTTCCTATGATTTCATTGTCAAGCAATATTTGCAAATGATGTGATACGGCTGGGCGAGATAAGTGCGTTTTTTCTGTTATTTCGCCAACCCTCATTCCCTCGCAAGGATTACCTATTAAAGTGGTTATTATTGATTGCCTTGTTTCATCGCCAATGGCTATCAACATCTTTCTGCAAGTAGCAAACTGTTTTTCAGCTTGTTTCGCCATAATATCAAAATTCATAATAATCTCCAATCGTTTATTCACTTAAACCATTATATCATATGATTTCAGCTTTTTAACAATGAGAAAGAAAATCAAGACCATTAATTTATTTTTTCAATTTTTCGTCAAATCTTTTAGCTATCCTATCGTCCATGCCTTTGAGATTTCTTATTGCTCGGCTTATGAACCGTGTGCCTTGTACATTGCTTGTGCCGTAGTTGAGTATGTTAGCAATCTTTTGATACGGCTCGCCTTTGCTATTCTTGCCCTCAAAGGTTACCGAGTAGCCGTACCATTCTCTGCGTGCTGTTAGCTTGAGTTTTGTTAGGCTACCCAGCAATCCTAGTGTTGCTCCTCTTGGTGCGGTTTGCTCTAATTCTTGGCGGATGACTTCTGCCTCTATGTCTATTTGTTGTCCTATCGCCTCAATCGCTTGTTCGCTCTTTTGGCTTAATGCGGTAAAGTACTCCGATAGCTCCTTTGTTATTCCATCATTCCATGACATTGCTTTACCCTCTTAGATTTCCTTTCGTTGTCATGTCCGCTATTGTCATTGGCTTTGCATAGTGGATGTTCTTGCCGTTCGCCTTGGCGATTGTCATGGCATCTACTTGAGCCGAATACGCAATAAGGTCATATAGAACATTCAAGCCCATATCGCCGATGTTTACTTGCACTCCATTCTTCGTTGCACAATAGAGCATTTGCGTTGTAAAGTCCGCATCTATGCCCTCTGTGTTTGTGCTGGGTGCAGAGGTCACCCCTAGCCTTTTTTTTGGTTTATGAACATTGATAGGAACTCCAGCAGTTCGCTCACGATTCCTTGGTTTACTATGAAGTGTGGCGGGATTGCACAAATCAGTTCAGCTATATCTGGCTTTTCGGGGTATCGTGCGGTTGCCATTAAACTTGCAATAAAATTAAGAATAAACTCGGTGTCAAAACTAATGGTGTCCATGTTCTTATAGACTCCAGCAATTTGCTCGTCCGTTAGATTGCTTAGGTCATCTGCACTTTTTACTCCTAAGCCCATCAGCTTCTCGAATGCTGTTTTGTCTGCGTTTGCCTTTGCAAACTGAATAATGTCGTTGAGTAAATCACGGCCGAAGTAGCTTTTGTATAAAATAAAAGTCAAGGCATTTCCGCACAGCTTTATCTCGCTGTCGCCGTCCTTTAGTATTTTGATTAATCCGTATTGTTTCATTTATTCTCTCCCTCAATTTCTACATCACTGTCTGGGATATAGATTTGCTTTTGCACCCCTTCCCAAATATCTTTGTTGAGTATGCTGTTTATAATCGTGTAAGTCACTTTGTCGGTCTTGCCACCACTAGCCTCATAAGCGTATGGATAAACCGTTACATTCAAGGTAATATCTCGAATAGTCTTTCCGTCAAATGAAACGCTGTTAAGTGCTGGTAACCCGAATACTGCTCGATAGAGCGTGAACATGCTCTCGCTTCCATCGCCTAGCGTGGTGTAAAATCCGAACGCTATTTCCTTGCTCTTGCCTCGGCTGTTGATTACTACCGCTCCGTTCTTGTCTGTTGTTACATCAAAAAATTTATTGTAAACATTGAAGGGCAAAGCTGCAAACTTGACTGTACCCTCTCCGCTGAGCGGTGAGTTTAATCGCACGAACGCTGGCTCGTCATCTGCCGAGATGTCCGTGGTTTCGCTCTTGAATTCTATGCTCACTTCCATTAGTCCTTCATGATATTCTTTGCTCCCAAACGAACCGCCGGGGTTGAGTGAGGCTGCGAAAAATTTCTTGTTGCCAGTTTCGTATAGCTGGCTTACATTTGTATTGCTACTCATATTTGCTCCTTTTAATACAGTTTGAAAATTGTTATCGGGTAGTGATAAAGTGTGGTATCGTCCTCGTACTGCTCTTCGCCGAACTCTACTTCGTATCCGTCTGTTATGAATTGATTCTCTATCCGCTCTAGCAGTTTGTGGTTCTGCTCGCTGTCAAAGCTGCGTTTGGCAAACACATCGATGGCTATTGTTATCTCTCGTAGAAACGCTACATCGTCTGCTCGCTTTGAAATTCTGCTTGCTGGGATATACCATGTAAGGTAGTTATCCTTTTGCTTAGCTTTATCGTTTCGCACGACTCCGTGCCAATAACATGTTTGTGTGGTCGCTTGCAATCTCTCTGGATTGAGCGAAACTCCCTCGACTAATCCAGCAGTTTTGAGCGTTCGGATTATGTCAATTCTTGCTTGTTTTCGTGCATTAATATTCGTCATATTGCACCTCGTCAAAGGTCGGCGGAGCGACTTCTTTCGCTCGAATTACATAATCTGTTCGGTTAAACTCAAACCTATCTATTGAAGTTATTTCATAAGTTTTTCCGCCGAATTCAATGTATAAATCCTCGGTAATTTTAGGGTTTGCCGTCACTTTGAAAAGGATATTTTCCTCTGTGCGAATTGCCTTTGCCGAGTATCGTTCTTGTTGCGACAAATGCCGAACATATGTCCAGACTCCGCCGCACTCTTGCGAATGGATGTATTCCTTGACTACCCTTTCAAAGCCCCACACGACCCCGCTGGCAGTCTTAAACAGCTTTATTTTCTTATCCTTTACCTCGCACCGTCTTTCTTTCATTGGCTAAAACTCCTTTTTTCTCAACGATTGAAGTAGAGCCGCGAGTGTCTTTTCTAGGACGATAAAATTTGCGTTTTCTCTGTTTTGGTATAGGTAAGCTACTGAATATTTTAGTGCCTCTTTTATTAGGCTTGGCATGGGGTTTGTCAGCCCTATTTGGTATCTTAGCACCTTCTCCACAAGCTCTTTTGAGGTCGACAAAAAGTCGGCAAGCAAGGTGTCCAGATGACACCCATCAATGCCGATATAGTTCTTTAATTCTTCGATTGTTGGCATCGTCTTGCTCTCCTTTTTTACTCACTAATTACTATATCTTTCGTTAGTAAGAACCACAAAAACCGTGCCGATTATGTCTGCATCGCCTGCGTTGCTTGCCTTGAGATAGACTCCGTCAAAATCATTGTGAGCAAGGCTGTCGGCATCTACGACAATCTTTTCTACTGCTTTGTCGCCTATGCTTATCTCTCTTTCTGCTATTACTTTTTCGTTCTCGCCGTCCTCGTTTGTGCCAACTATTTGAGCGGTTAGTTTTGCGCCTGTTCCCTCTCCGCTGGCTATGATAAAGTGAGCCGCTTGGAAGTTATCCAACATAACTGTATCAGTTTCTATCTCTGCGTTGAAAATATTTGCAGGTGCAATCAGCACCTCTATTTCTGTGTTTTTAACAATACTCATTTTGTTCTCCTTGTTTTTTTGGTTTTACCCTTGCGGGCGAAAGGGGCTTTTTACCCCTTTCTATTTTGCTTGTTTAGCGTTTGCCTAGTGCTACGAATGGCGAGATATTCGCCGCTCCTTTGTATGGCTGGAGTGCTTTATTCCACAACGGCTGACCGTCAAATCTAAAGATAAAGCGGAATACATTTTCATCGTACAAAAATCTTACATGTATCGAACTTGCTGTATCCACACCCTTTCCGCCTTTATCAATGCCTAGGTATTCGGCAAGGTCGCATAGGATAATGTCGCCAGTTTCGCCGACCTCCGAGCATTGCTCCAGCGGTATAACTGGCAGTCCTAGCAATGTTCCGTAAGGCTTGGCAGACAATCCGCCAGCTGGTACATATACCGGGGTTTCGCCAATTTTCAATGTATAAAGGCTTGGCTCAATCTCTGGGTTAATGAACCATACCGCCTTGGTCTTGGATTTACTCGGTAGCCTTGCGTACATCTTGGTGATGTTGTCCACCACGATTTTGTCGCTCTGTCCTTGCTCTTTTTCTACCTTGACCAACGCTCCGCTTTTTAGCAGTCCTAGCGGTTGCCCCGCTCCAGTTCCGCTCAAAATTGCATCATCCAGCTTAAAGCCAAACTCTTCAGCAAAGGCTTGTTGGATAACCGTTTCAAGTGCGGAGGCATCTTGCATCAGCTCGTCCGTCACATAGCACAATCCAGTCAGCTTCTTTAGGCTCATTTCAATCTGGCGGAACTTAGGCTTGCTTGCCGTAATTTCTGCCGCCTCGCCTTCCCAGTAGGTTTGGATTCCGCCGTAGCGTGAACCGTTCTTTCTGCTGTCTTCGTCAATGGCATTTATCTTCAAGCCGTTAGCATTTGTGCTGATTGAAATCTTGCGGATTCTACTTGCTAGGATTCCTGTTTCATATGCTCGCTTTAACAGTTCGCCCACAAAATCCTTTTGAACAAGGAAGCCTCCATCACTTGGATTGCTCTCATTAAGTCCACTTGCCGCTCTGGTTGTGAGTCTATTATCTACTCTTCCGCCCGGCTGGCTTGCTCGGTAGACTGCCATCATCTGCTCGCCAAGGCTACGGAAGTTATGGCTTGTGTCTTTGCCTACGGCTTCTTTCGGTCGCTTTGGGTTCATTCTTCTGCTCCTTGTGTTAGTTTCTTCTTCCTCTTCGTCTTCTGCATCTTCGTCCGACTCGTCCTCTTCTTCGTCTGCAAGTGTGTCAGAGCGTTTCTTGTTTTCTTCCGTTGGCTCTGCACCATCGCTGTCGGGCTTGAAAACTTCCAAGCGAATGATTTGTGTATCCCAACCTCGCATCTCTTTCTCCAGCTTGGTTACTTCGTTGTCCTCTTCTTCAGTTAGGGTGCGGTTTTCTTTTTCCGCCCTGTCCATGATTGAAATTGCTTTTAGTCTGCAATCTTCTCTTCTTGCCTTTAGCTGTCTTAGTTTCTTTTTCATGTTTTATTCTCCCTTTAATAACTCGAATTTTCTTTTTCTTTGCTGTAAAAAAGCGACCTCGTTTTGGTCGCTCTTTCGGCTTTCTTGCTTTGCTGGCTTTGTTTTATATACTTCTTCCATCGACCGCACTCCGACTTCGGTCTGGCTGTACGCTGGGAATGTGACTGGGCTGACATCGAATAATTTTACTTTGAGCAGTTCCCTTATATCCACACCCTCGCTCTCTTGCCAAATGTCTTCCAGCACAATGAACCCGAACGACATCTGTGTTATGTCGCCTCTTTTAATGCTTACTAGCAAGTCTTTTGCCCAACCAGTATCTGGCGGTGTGATTTTGACAAGCAAACCCTTTTGGTCTTCTGCTAGCTCCAGCGTTCCTGATTTGTTCCGCCCCAGCACATAGTTTGGGTCATGGTTGAATAATGCTCGTATATCGTCATGCACTATGCTTTCCGCAAATGCTCCCGGCAATACCTTTTCTCTGAACGGAAAGCAACCGCCTAATTCTTCGCTCCACGAATCAAAAACGCTTGCGTAGCCTATGATTTGCGGTTCGCTGTTCTCGCCTTCTGTTATGTCGTTTATGCGTAGTTCTCTCAGCGTTACGCTCCGCCTTTCCATGTTTTTATCCATCCTTAACTCCTTCTATTGCCTTGATTGGTATCATATTGCCATTGACTAGATAATCATCTCCGCCTTGCACGGCTGGGATTTTGTTCATGTCTTCCAGCACTCTTATCTCGTTCGCACTCAGCCAGCCGTTCTGTCTTGCTGTTGCGTATCCGCTCATTCTGCTGTTGAAGTCGCCTCTTAATAGTCCGTCCACATTAAATCTTGCGAAGTAGATATCCCTTTCTCCAAAACTCAAAGCCGACCGTTTTATAGCTTGCTCCCATCTAACCAGCCATGGTCTTATGGTGTGGACTACAAAGTCTATGCTTTGGTGTTCAATGTTACTGAATGTGCTTCGGCTCAAATCGCAGACCATATGCGGTGGCACTCGGAACAATCTGCAAATCTCAGTTAGCTGGAACTGCCGTGTTTCTAGGAACTGACTATCTTCGGGGCTTATGCCTATTGAGTGATATTTCAGCCCCTCTTCCAGCACCGCTACTCGGTGGCTGTTTCTCGCTCCTTGGTAGACCTTGTTCCACGATTCCCTTAGTCGCTCTGGGTCTTTGACTACACCGGGGTGTTCCAGCACTCCGCCCGGTCTTGCTCCGTTGCCGAAGAACCTTGCACCGAATTCCTCTGTCGCAAGTGCAAGCCCCATCGCCTCTCTTGCGTAGGTTATGGGGCTTACTCCGACCACTCCGTCAAAAGTAAAAGCAGGTATGTGCAATACCTGCCGTGCGGTGTATGTCTTGGTGCTAAGGTCGTCTGTGTACTTGTAAATTATTTGCGATTGCTGGTTTCGCTCCACCCTCATGCTCTTGGCTTGTAGCGGATAGAGTTCTATCACTTGTCCGTTGCGGTTTCGTTTTATAAGTGCGTATGCGTTGCCCCATAGCAGAAGATTCGTCATCATCATTTCTCGGAATGTGAAACTGCTCATCTCGTTGTTCGGTGCATCATGCAGTACGCTATATAGTGGGTGCTGTTTTGCTTTACTTGTATCTCCGCTGGTTTCTTCTTTCATAAGGCTCAGCGGAAGGCTTGCCACGGTTTCGCTTATTACTTTTACGCACGCATAGACTGTCGAAATCTTGAGTGCCGTATCTTCATCCACGCTCACTCCGCTGTTCGAGGTGCTAGTTGAATCTAAGTCTATGCCATTTATGAAATCATCCAGCTTGCTACTTCGACTTTCTCTTGGGTGGTCACGGCTTTTACTTCGGTTAAATAATCCCATTCACTTCTCCTTATTAAATGATCAAAATTCCACGATTATTGTATACGCTGTCTGTCGGTCTTGCTCCCAAGGCTCGGCTTAATGCCATGACAAGAGCGATTGCTCCGTCTATCTTTTCGGTGCTTTTCTCTTTGTCCATCTTAATGTTGCCAGCGGGGTCGGTTCGGACGAATACATTGTCTATCATCCACCGCAATGCCTCATTTCCGCCGTGGGCAAGTTTCTGCTCCAGCGTAAGCCTCATTAGTTCTTTGGTAGGCGGACTCATATCTCGAAAGCCTTGACCGAATGCTACTACTGTGAATCCCATTTCTTCTAGGTCTTGCACAAGGTGCGTTGCTCCCCATCTATCGAACACGATTTCCTTTATGTTGTACTCTGTGCCGAGCTGCTCGATGAATTTCTCAATCGCTCCGTAATGCACTACATTGCCCTCGGTGGTCATTATTAGTCCTTTGTGTTTCCATGTGTCGTATGGAACATGGTCACGCCGAACTCGCAAGTCCAGCGTTTCTTCTGGCAACCAAAAAAACGGCAGTATCTCGTATTTGCCGTTCTCGTCTTCGGGTGGGAACGCAAGCACGAATGCGGTGATGTCCGTGGTGCTGGATAGGTCTAGTCCGCCGTAGCATACTCTGCCTTTCAGCCGTTCTGCGTTTACTTCAAAATTGCACAAATCCCATTTATCCATCGGCATCCATCGCAAGGATTGCTTTACCCATTGGTTAAGCCTTAGCTGTCTAAATAGGTTCTCTTCTGCTGGGTTATCCTTTGCCGAATTGAATGCCGTCTTTAGTTTGTCTATGTCCACGGTTACTCCAAGGCTAGGGTTTGCTTTCTTCCAAACCTCTTCGCACGACCAGTCGTCATTTTCCTTTGCTCCGTAGATTACTGGGTAGAATGAAGGGTCGTTTTTCCGTCCACCCAGTATGTCTTCTGCCTTTTGATGGACTTCCCAGCATATGCTGTTTCTATCCGTGCCTGCCGTGCTTATTAAAAAGAACAAGGGTTGTTTGCGTGCATCGCCTGAGCCGTGTAGCATTACATCGTACAAGGCTCGGTTCGGCTGTGCGTGTAGCTCGTCAAAAATAACGCCGTGGACATTGAGTCCGTGCTTGGTGTAGCTTTCTGCACTCAGCACTTGGTAAAAGCTGTTGAGCGGTTTATATATAATCCGTTTCTGCGATGCCATGATTTTGCACCGTTTCTTTAGTGCTGGGCATTGTTCTATCATGCCAACTGCCACATCAAAAACGATTGAGGCTTGCTGACGGTCGCTCGCACAGCCGTACACTTCCGCTCCGTGTTCGCCATCTCCGCAAGTGAGATAAAGTGCGACCGCTGCCGCCAGTTCGCTCTTGCCTTGTTTCTTGGGTATCTCGACATAGGCGGTATTGTATTGGCGGTAGCCATTTTCTTTTAGTGTTCCGAATAAATCCTTCACGATTGTATCTTGCCATGGGAGCAGGTCGAAGTTCTTGCCGAACCATGTTCCTTTTGTATGTTTCAAGGAACTGATAAAGGCGACAGCCCTTTGTGCCATCGCCTTTCCTTTGTCGTCTATTAAGTTCACGCTTGCTCTCCCTTGTATCCTAAATTATTTTTATTCTGTCCACCCCCAGCAAGGCTGCAAGCGATGAGCCTTTATCCCACGCTATGTGAATACCTCCAGCATCGTCCACATGCTTTACTGTGCCTTTATCTCCAGCGACCAGTTTCGTATATGGGTCGTCCATTTCTATAAGTTCCACTCTCGTTCCTTTGGGGTAAGTTGCTTTTGCCTCTCTTACTTCTTCCTTGCTTGGAAAGTTTGCCATTGGTTTTCTCCTTATGCCTTGCTGTCTTGTAGCGTGATTTTGATATACAAGTCTTTGTTTTCTTGTAATGCTGTGACTAGATTCAGCAACAAATCGTGCGATTTCATTCCAGCGAGTGTCATGCGGTAAGGTGTTACTAGCATGTTGTCGCAGAAGATACAGCATCTCCCTTCTCTGACTGGGTGTGCGTTGCATGTCTTTCGGATGTCAGTCATCTCTTCTCCGCAGATTACGCATTTATTTTCTTTTTCCATGGTTCTTTCTCCTTTTGCTTAGTCCTCTTCGAAGTATGCTTTTGCGACTTTTATGCTTACTCCGTTGTTCTTCGCCCATTCCCTGATTGCTATTTCTCGCTCTTTCTTCTTTGGGTCTTTTGGTAGCTTAGGTTGCCTTGTGTCGTTTCTTGTGTTTCCGATTTGTCTATTCATCTTAGCCTAGCTCCTTTACTTCCCAGCCGTTGATTTTGCGATTTCTTCTAAGCTGATAATCTTTGCCCTCGTGGGCGATGTAGCGGTCGTTTACTATCGTTGGTTTGTAGCCGTGTCCAACTAGATGCCAGTAGACCGCCTCTACCACTTTTTCTACTTTGGTTCTTAGCGAGTGGTAGTTCGCTAGATGCTCTAGTGCCTCTTCAAAATTCTTGTATTTCATTTTGCTCTCCCCCTCAGCTTCCGAATGCAATTCTGCCAGTTTCTAGCGTTTCGCCGCCATGCAAGGTTTCTATCAGCCTTGTGATTCTGTCGTAGTCGCCGTAGCGGTCGCCCTCTAGTCTATCCCACCACATCGACCGCATTACCTCTCGGTCGTTCTTGTCGCCGATTGAGCCTAGTCTGCTTATGTTGGTTTCAGGGTCGTAGTGCTTAGCCTCTTTATTGAATGCCTCTTTTAGTTTCTTCCATAGGTCATGGGCGAAGTGTACTTCTTGCTCGGTTGGGTAGTCCAATATTTCGTTTAGCGTCGTTTCGCCCCAGCCCCCGAACTTAATCTTTGTGTTTAGATTTTCGTAGATTTCCTCTGGCGTTTTCCATTGGTAGTTGTACATAGTTTTGCTCTCCTTTTGCGGTGTTTCCGCTTGTTTATTGTGTAACACAACAATGCCGCAACTAAGACTTTAAGTCCAGTGAAACACCCTAGAAAGACTAAAGTTTTTTAACTGTTTTTATCTCCTATTCAATGACCAGTTTTGTGTTCGCCAGCGGTTTTTTACTGCCATCTCTTTCAAGGTAGATTTGCTCGCTTCCGAACATTTTGGCATATCTTCGCACTATTACATCGCAGTAGTTTTCCGCCAGTTCCATGTTGTATGCTGTGCGGTTCATCTGCTCCGCTGCCATCATCGTACTGCCACTTCCAGCGAATGCATCGTAGACAAGTTCGTTCTCTCGGCTGGAATTGCGAATCAGCTTCGCCATTAATGTGAGCGGTTTCATTGTTGGGTGTTCTGCGTTCCGAGATGGCTTATTGTCATGGATTATATCCGCTGGGTAGCTTTCAGTTATCTTTTCAAGCACCTTGAGCAGTTCTTCTTTCTTCTTTTTCATCCAGTCTGCCTTGTCTTCAAAAAGGCTTGCTTGTGTTCGGTCGTGTATGAAGTAGTGTGGTTTTCCGCTCTGCTCTCTCCAGCCGTATAAGATTGGCTCGAACTGCCATTGGTAATCACTCCGCCCAAGTGTGAAGTGGTCTTTTGCCCATATCAGCGTTTGGCTTATCTTGTATCCTGCTTTCTTCATTGCATTAATAAAGTTCACGCTTTCCTTGGTGCTGTGAAAAATATAGACCACACCACCGCCTTTGGTTATGCTGTATGTCGCTTTATAAAATGAAAGTAGGAAGTTGTAAAAACTTTCGTCACTCATATTGTCATTAAGAATTGGTCGCTCCGCTCTCTCCTGCCCCTTGTACTCTGCTCGGTCTTGTTCTGCTGAACCATAATCTATATTGTATGGTGGATCTGTTACAACTAGGTCTGCTTGCCGTTCGCCAAACAATTTCTTGACATCGCTCTCTGCGGTGCTATCTCCGCATAGCAACTTGTGCCTACCTAAGTGCCAAATGTCGCCGCTTTGTGTAAATGGTTTGTCGCCTACGCTCCCCAGTTCCTTTTCGGTGTCGAAGTTATCTTCCACTACATCGTATACTGTTCCGCTGAATAACTCGTCTATTTCTTTAATATCAAACCCAGTAAGGGCGGTGTCATATCCGCTTAGGTTCAATTCTTTGAGCAAGTCTGTCAGTTTCGCATCATCCCATGAACCGCTTATCTTATTCAACGCTATGTTCAAGGCTTTTTCTTTTTGCTCATCCAGCTCCACGATTACGCAGTCCACTTCGGTTTGCCCTAGGTGTTTAAGTACGCTCAATCGCTGGTGTCCGCCTACCACTATGTTGTTCTTTGCATTGACGATGATTGGTTCTACATATCCGAACTCTTCAATGCTCCTTTTCAATTTCTCGAACTCTGGGTCGCCCGGCTTTAGTTCCTTGCGTGGATTGTAGTCTGCGGCTCTAAGCTGCTCCGTTTTCATTTTCTTTATTTGCATTTATTTCTCCCTCTAAATTTCGTAACCATCACTATCGAAGTTTCGAACTGTCATGTTAAGTTCTTCAGCACGCTCTATCTCTCGTTTCATGCCTCTGCTTATGTTGAGTCCAAATACCCATAGTTCTTTTGCTTGAGGCAACGATTCTAGTGCGAACTGTAGTCCAGCATCTCGTTCGGCTTTATTTCCATCGTCTAAAAACTGCGGATAGAATAGGTGTGGCGCTATTGGCACGAACCCTCGCTCATACGCTATTCTGCAATACAGTCTGGCTTTGGATTCGTTGCTCTGTGTGTTTCCGCTGTACGGCGAGCAGATGTAGACTCGCTCTTTATGTTTTCTCATCTTGGTTCTCCTTTGACTCAAATGGGATGCCTACAAACTCCATTACTTTCTGCAAGCCTAGTCCGCCTCGTTCGCAATCTTTCAAGCAATACTCATATTGCTTGGGGTGCGTTTTCGCCATTCGCTGTATGCGGTTCGGTTGTTTTTCTAAGTGGCAACCGAATAAGCAGAACATACACCCAGTTCGCTCTGCTCCAGTTGTTTTGTATCCTTTGTCGGTCTTTACCACTTCGCCGTAGACTTTTGCTATTGGCAGTTTGTAGTGGTCAATGTAACGCAGTACATCTTGCTCCGTCCAAAATGCTAGCGGTATGGATTTTGCTTTTCTGCCTTGAAACGAGTTGCATCCAGTCCTTAGCCATGAGTCCGTTCTTCTTCGACTTTCGGCTGCAAGTATGCCGACATACGGCAGTAGCTTATTTTTGTTGCCGAATTTTAGTAGCGGTGATTCTTTCATTGCGTAACAGCACCCATCGCCCATTTTGAATGGTGCATCTAATAAAAATCGCCAGCGCTTATATAGCGAATCTCTGAATTTGAAATGTGTTCCGTCACGCTTCACTCCAGTCATTCGCTCTATTGCCCATAGTGCGTTTCGCCTATGTGCGTTTATGGTCATGGCGACATCTTTTGATATTACTGGGTAGCCGTATTTTTCTATGACCGCTTTGAAGTTCATTGCTGGTCGTATCTCTATTACATTCTCGGTGTTCCTTGCGTGTTCTACTACTTCGGGATACTCTAACCCTGTGTTTACGAATACGGCTGGCACTTCGGGGAACTGCTGGCGGACTAGGTGCAGTAGTACGGTGCTGTCTTTTCCGCCACTAAATGAAATATATACTTTACCCTCGTTACGGTGATGCCACTCCATTATTTTGGCTTGGCTCTTCAGCACTTTTTGCTCCCATGGCAAGGCTTGCAAAAATTTTAGGTCTTCACGAGTAAATACCATTGCTCCCCCCTAGATTGTCTTTGTTTTGATTTGTTCCCATGCAAACTCTTCACGGCCGAAATGTCCGTAGCACGCTGTGGGTCTGTATATTGGTTTTGTTAAGTCCAGTTCTCGTATAATGTTCGCTGGGCTAAAGTTGAAGTTATCGGCTACAAACTTTTCTATTTCTGCTTGTGGCCAGCGACCGCTACCGAATGTTTCAATGTGCAAGCTGATTGGCTCGGCTAGTCCTATGCCGTAGCTTACTTGGATTTCGCACTTATCTGCCAAGCCCTTTGCTACGATATTCTTGGCAACATAGCGAGCGTAGTATGCTCCACTCCTGTCTACCTTCGTTGCATTTTTGCTTGAGAAACAACCGCCGCCAACTCTGCCTATTCCGCCGTAAGTATCCACTACTATCTTTCGCCCTACGCATCCGCTGTCTGCAAAACTTCCCCATGTTACGAATCGTCCACTTGGGTTTACGATGATGTCCGCTCCGTATTGAATTAGTTCTTGGTGTTCGTCCAATACTGGGGCGATGACTTCTTCCGTGATTATCTTGCGGACGGTTTCCGTGGTTAGGTGTTCGGCATGGCTAGCTGAAACCAGCACCGTTTTGAGTGCTAAGGGCTTGTCGTCCTTGTACTCTATGCTGACTTGGCTCTTGGCATCTGCAAAGAAGTCCGTTCTCGCCCTTCTAAACTCTTCGTATCTCCGCATCAGTTTGTGGGCAATTATGATTGGCAATGGCATTAGTTCTGCCGTTTCATTTGTTGCGTAGCCGTAGACGATTCCTTGGTCGTTCGCTCTTAAATCGTCTTGCACTACCGCTTGGTTTATGTCTGGGCTTTGCTTGCTTATTTGCTGAATAATGCGAAACGGTTTTTTGTATCCTATCTCCGCAAGTATCTCGTTGGCTATGCCCATGTAGTCGATTTCTGCCGTGGTTGTCGCCTCGCCATAAATCATGAGCAAGTCGTCCTTGATAGCACATTCGACTGCCATTTGTGCTTTTGAATCTTGTTTTAGTGCTTCGTCTAGGAACGCATCGGCTATCGTGTCGCATGTCTTATCTGGGTGTCCTATGTTCACGCTTTCGCTAGTAAGTATTTTTCTCATTAAATAAGTTCTCCTTTTTCTGGTCTGGTGAGCTTCCCTGTTATGCGGATATGCACCTCATCGATTGAATTCTTTTCCGCCCACTCTACCGCCTCTTGGTATTTTTTGAATGTGCGTTTGCCTATGCCTTTCTCCGTGAACCATATAATCGTTACTTTGAATTGCTGTGCGGTGTATTTCATTGCAACAAGTTTTTGAAAATGGCTTCAAGCACGGCAACCACAATTCCGTTTCCTGCTTGCTTATACATTTGTGAATTGCTCACTCCAGCCTCTTTGACCCTTGTTATCTGCTCGTCTTTCCAGCCCATCAGTCGCCAGCACTCGGTTGGGGTTAGCTTGCGAATGGTGCAGTTCGTCAAAACCGCTTGATTGCATTGTGTATCCAAGGTCTGTGAAACTTGCTTTCCTATTCGCCCTCTTCTCGTTTTACTGTTAGGAAATGTGAGGTTGACTGAGTCGCCGTCTTCCGCCTCTTCGTAGCCTTGCTTGGTTGCGGTCTTGACTTGCAGAATCAAGTTATCTTTTTGGCATGTAGTTATTGTGTTGGTCAATTCATCCTTTCGCTCTTCCAGTCTTTGCTTGAGCGGTAGCCCCGGTGTATGGTCGCTTGGATTGTGTTCGGGTCGCCCTCGAAATGCTACCACTTTGAGTCCGTTGCGTTCGCCTCGCAAGGTTGGTGCTGTGTCTTCATATTCTCTTATTTCTCGCTGGGAATATAAGTCATCGACAATGATTTTCTTTTCGACATTGCCACCGCCCCCAGCCGTGATTGCTGGAACTATTTCGTTGGCATCGTATACTTCTCTGTGCATTTTGTAGACATTCTGCCATTTGCCATCGGTTAGCTGTCCAGCTACTATAATCTTCTTTTCTTGGTTGCCACCACCCTGTGCTGTTATGGTTGGGGAGATTCCGTCGGGGTCATAGACTCGCTGGTGCATCTCCGTTACCTTGCCCCATTTGCCCTCTTCAATTTGCCCAACGACTACGCACTTTGGTTCTTTGTAATCTCGACCCAATAATGCTCCGCAATGAGCTGCGGTGGGCTGATATACTGAATTCTTTCTGTTCTTGAAGTTGCTCGCCAGCATACTTTGCATTGTGGATTCTTTCAAATAAAATCTTTCATCCACTTCGTCTTCGAGTATGTCTTTTAGCCTTATTGTCAGTTCTCTTGGTGCCGGGAATATAAACGGCTTGTGTTCGCCAAGTATGCTCACTCCGAAGACCCTTTCACGATTCTGCGGTACACCGTAATTCTTAGCATTAAGCACTTCGCTGTATGTTGTATAGCCTAGTCCACTTAAAAAGGCGACCCACTCTTCGTAGTTCGCCTTATGCCGTTTGCCTATTAAATTTTTTACATTTTCAAGTAGTAGGTATTTGGGTAGCGTGTCGTTCTCTTTGGCTTTTATGAGCAAACGCTCTACTTCCCAAAGCAATCCGCTCCTTGTTTCGCTGTCTTTATCAAACCCCTTTTGATGCCCAGCAACCGAAATATCTTGGCATGGGAAGCTGTATGTCCATAGTTCTGCTTGCGGTAGTTCTTCCACCTTTCGTATGTCGCCAAGGTTCGATACATTGGGGTCGTGCAAGGCTCTATATGATTGGTCTGCGAATCTGTCTATATCACAAACCGCTACTACTTCATGGTCAATGCCTATGTTTTTCAATGCTTGCGTTTGACTGCCAATGCCTGCAAATAATTCGATTACTCTCAGCATTATTTACCCCCTAGCAGTTTTTCCATGATATCGTCATTGGGGTTTGTGCTATCCCATTCCTTGAGTTTGGTTTCTCTGACTACTGTGTAAATCTTCGCCCATGCCTCATTTGCTTGCTTTAGGTAATTGCCAGCAAGCGATACAAATGGACTTGGTGCTGGCTTGCCGCTTGAGTCTTTTATGATTAGTCCTACTCGGCTGTTTTGCTCTTCGCATTCCAGCCATCTGCTTTTGCAATGTGCGTATTCTTCTAGGTGGCATGGTAGTATGCCTTTTAAGCAACCTATCTTTTCCAGCCAGCCATAAACAAATGTGTATACTTCTTTGCCCTTATCTGTGAGCCACTTCGATGGGGTTGCTGGCAGTTCTTCTCCGTCTGCAAAATCTACAATTTCAATTTTTCTCTTGCCGGGATTACCTTCCAGCACTTTTTGTGTAGCCGTTTTTTTAGGGCGTCCAGCCCCCGTTCTATGTCCTCCGCTTGGCATATTCTTCTCTCCTTTTAATTGCTTTTTGATTATTTGCTTTTTGATTATGGTCGCAATTTCAAAATTGAATTAAAATCAAAATTGCTAGGGTTTCCAAATAAAAAACGAGCCATAAGCCCGTTTATTTGAATTATTTTAGTTTGATTTTTGATTATGCGATTTTCTTTGTGTGCCTGCCCTCTCGTTCTTTTGCGGCTGTTTTTTAGAGGTTAATTACCCCCTAGCTCAAAAAAGTTGCAATTTTTCTCACTTTTTCTGCCAAAGTTCGTTTTCTGTGAGAAAAAATGTAGTTCTGTTTTTTGCTAAAGTTTAATGACTTCTGCCGATGAAATGGCTCTCTGAATTAGTAGTTGCATTGTGTACTTATCTTCTTCTGTGGCTATCCAGTCGGATGGTTCACGATTAGAGATGAATATTACTCTGGTTGTTTCGTTAATGCTCATTAAAATCTTATATAGCAATGCCAAATCGTCTTTGTCTATGCCTAGGTATAAAAATTCATCAAGAACTAGCAAATCAATATCTCTTAACTTATTGAATTTAGCTTTTGCCTTTTTTAGTGTATCTTTGTTTTTCACTACCAAAAGCAATTCGTCAAGTTTTAGATAAAATGTTTTAAATCCTTTGCAAATTGCGTTTTCTGCTGAATGAATTGCTAATGCTGTTTTACCACTCCCACATTCACCAATGATTAACAGATTTTTGCTTTGTTCTATCCAGCTGCACGTAGCTAACTTATCTACTTGATACTGAATGCCTTCATGCAACCTCTCTCTTTTGAAAATCGTATTAGGCAAGTTGGCGGTCTTTCTTATTTTATTAATTGAATTTTGTTTTCGCATTTCCAGTTCTTTCTCGAAGATAAATTGTAGATAGTCCAAATTGCTCATCTCTAATTCTTTAAGTTCAATCTGCTTGCCTGCGATTACTTGGATTCCTAACAGTTTCGCCATTTCGCATATTTTAGCCCTATTCGCCATGAGACACCTCCAGCTCTTTTGCACGCTTGGAGTAACTCGCCAACTTCTCCCTACTCAGAAAACGGCTTGCAGTTTCTTTCCCATACTTGAATATTAGGAAAGCCATCATTTCACTGAAGTTGCAATTATTCAATTTTATGCAATGAACAAAAGCTTGCCTTAACTCATTTTTGCTATAATATCGAGTTGTTTGTTTTATTGCTGTGCATTGCTTACTGAAATAGCGACCACCTTTGTTCCTTGAGGATATTTGCAAATCTTTCGTAAAGCTCATCATCTTCAAAATGCCTTCTGAGGCTTACCGAGTGGACTAGAGGCTGTTCTACTTGTTCCAGCTTACTGATTCTATCTTTCCCACCTTTTATGTGACTGCAGATTAACTCAGCTGTTTCAGGATTTAGGATTGTGATACCGTCGTTATTTTCTTCTACCTGCACTTTGTCTAGAATCAAATATGTTCCTTTAGGCAGTTCATATTCTCTACCCTTGAATGCGACTGTGTTTTTTGAAGTTATGCTGAACACTTTTTGTTCTGCACGATAGTCATTAGCGGCTACTGGGATTAGATACTTTCGCTCCTCTCTAAACAACTCACGAGGTGAAAACTTGAGCTTTGTCATTACCGCTTCGTTGCCATGAGTATCCAGCCACTTTAAGCAGTCTGCATTAAGTGAATCTACGCCGTAATATATCCACCCATCAAGAAAAGAGCGTTTGACAAATCCTATCAAATTTTCCACTCTGCCTTTTGTTTGTGGGTCACGAGCTTTGCAGAAGACCACTTGAAATCCTACTTGCTTGATATATTCTTCAAACTCTTTTACAAGTATAATATTACCAAAATTTTCGCTATGAACAAATACTCTATCCAAGTCGTACATGATTTTCTTTGTTCTTCCGCCCAAATATTTGAACGCATAGTTGTGTGCTTTGATTGCTGTTTTAGTCGTGAATGGCACTGGCTCAAAATACGCAAACCTGAAATTGCTATGACTCAAAACCATGCAAAAGAAATATACCTTGATGTTTGTTCCGTACATACTCTTCAGTTTCATTTGACCAAAGTCCACTTGTGCTTCTTCGCCTCGTGGTAAGCTTTCCCTTACGCTGGTCAACCGTTTTCCAAATTGCAATAATCCATATTCTTCTCTCAACTTTTTGATGTAGCGATAGAATGTTGACTGCTTAACTACAAAATCCTCGAAGTTTTCTTGCAATTTATAATAGATATTTGTTTGCCGAATCTGCGGTGTAGTTTTTATCAAGTCGAGAATGTATGCTCTGTAATTATCTAAATATGTTTCCTTCTCCCGCTCCAGTCTAAAGTAGTCCTCTTCGGTCTTGTGCCACCAGCTTCTAACCGTTTCTTTGCCAACTCCAAGTCTTTTAGCAATCTCTCTTTGGTTCGTTCCAATTAATTGTAGTTCTTTTATTTCTTTAAATTGTTGATAGTTTATCATTGTTTTTCTCCTTAATAATTAGAATCAAAACGCAACTATCAAAAATCAAACCTAGTTGAATGGCTTTCTCTATTATTTATTTGCTTTCTTTTGCTATTAAATCACCTCCATATATATAAAAGAGGGTCGGTAGCAATTATAGAGATTGTAAGAATGTATGATGTATATATAGTGTATGAGGTTTTTTGCCGCACAAAAACTAGTGCTTTGGGGTGTAAATTCGATAAGTAAATCTATTGAATTGGGTTACTTCTGTCCATGCAATATCCCATCCTTGTTTGTGCCACTCTCTTAAATCTCTCATAATTTCGCAAGAGGGATGGCCGTATGTGTTTCCATAACCAAACGGAATTATGCAAACATCTATGTCATCTCCCTCAATTTCCAAGGCTTCCCACTCATTGCGTGCGCCATGGTGCGGTGCTTGCATAACGCAAAAAGTTTTAATATGAAATTGGAGCATTATGTCCTTTAGCATCAGCCTCATTCGAGGAACAAATTCCGCATCTCCAGTCAAAACCGTTACCGGCTTTTGTCTTGACTCGTTAATTCGACAACACTTTCTTTCACAGCAATTCCTGTAGCAACTTTCGAGTTTATCTCCTTTACATTCTATTCTTATCTCGCTTTCTTCCCTATCGCTTATTGGGTAATGAACGAGGATAATAGACGAACGGTTGACATCGCTCAATTCTACGATGTCCTTATAAATCTTTTTCAGTTCGCGCAAGTTTTCCAGTTTCTTTGTGATTGGGTCAGAGCTGCTGTTCCAATGCAAAAATAATTGCTCTACTGTCCGTCCGTCCAGCCTTTTCGCTATTGCATCGTTAAGATCATTAAAGGATTTTTCGCTTATCTCACGGCTAAACATGCGAAACTCCCAAGATGTTTTTGATGCTATCTTTAATTGCTCTTCCCTTTGATTTTCCTTTCCGCCAACGAACTTAATAAACCGTATCTTTCGCTCTTGCGTCATCCATTTCTCTTCGATATTGCGCTCATAAAACTCAGTCAAAATACGGAACTTCTTTTCGTATGTTTCGCCGCTATCGTCATCATCAATTATGGCATTTGCTATTGTCAGTTTTATTAGTAGTTCGTTTCTGCGTGAATCTCCTAGATATGGAAGATATAGCTTCTCGATATGAGTTTTTGCCATCAAATCAAAAATGCCGTTGACATGGTCTGCATCCAAATGTGAAACAACCATAAAATCTACGCCGTTTTTCAAGCCTTCTGTGTAATCATCTATGGCTTTTTTTAATGCATTCTTTCCGCCCGAAACCATCGCTGACGATCCACAGTCATAAACAAAATTAAATTTCCCGTTATCAATGTTACCCGTGTAAAATAAGCCTTGACCTATTGGCCAAAAATTGAATTTGCTTTCAATCATTTTTTCTTCCTCTTCTTCATTTTCTTCGTTAAGCTCTGTCTTTTATTTTTCTCTTTTACGCTTCTAGCCTTTCTTGCAGTCGTTTAGTTTACAAATGTCGAAGCGGTTCAGCGGTGGTTACCTCAACCGCAGTCAGGAAAGTGGGCACTGCGCATGGATACGATTTAGAATCACAAATCAATTGCTTTGTCTTCTATTTACTTCGGCATTTAACAATTCTTTTCTTCGTTTTATCGGACATACTTATTATTCCTAATGTCAAACGCTTCCTTGCCGCCTTCTAATATATTACACGCTTGGTGTTGTATTCCAGTCTGATTTAGCACCCCTTTTACTATTTTGCCTTGATTATCAAATCTTGGTTCATTGCTCTCAATCGAGCCTGACCTGTATTCGAATTTCTTTGAGTGGTTTGGGGCATCTTTACCATCTTGATTAGCAATGATTATCTCTTCTGCATCGCAACCGATTGCTATATTTGCATTATGCGTTACGAGAATAATTTGTCGTTGCCGCTTTTTCCCCTTAATGAATTTGACCAAGTCTTCAAAAATAGAGCGGTTGTCTAGATCATCCTCTGGCTGGTCTATGAGTATTGGATTCGTAGAGTCATCTAACTCTATCAATAGTTTCAGCAATAGCAATGCCTTTCTGCCGGGTGACATTTGGCTGATTTGGTCATCGTTCTCAACTATCGCTCCATACGAAATATTGTAGTAATCCGCCAGCACCGTCTTTACTGCATCTTCTTTGCTCAGGTTCGCTTTTACCGCCTTTGGCATGTCAAAAATATCCTTGATAAATTCTTGTTTTGCCCCATCGTCAAAATTATAATGCGGATTGGCCATTCCGTTTGTCCTGATTTCTTCTTCGTCAATTTTGTGAGTCTTCAGTATGCTCTTGTTGAATATTCCGCCAAAGGCTTTTAGAAAGTCTTCAGTTCTATAAAACGCATTTACATTAAATGTCCTTCCCGTGTCCTTAAACCGCTTTGTTAGCCTTGAGGCATACTCTTCGTACTCGATTTTGAATTCGCCAGATAGGTTAATCAGCTTTTCAAGCATTCCAGCCCTCTCCGCTCTTTCCTTTTTCTCTCGCACCGACAGTTCTTTGACTTGGCTTGATTTTTTTGCTTCGGAATCAATCTGTGCGGTTAGGTTGTTCATGGTAGCAGAATTCAATATTTTTGGTTCAAGTACTTTTAGCATTTCTTCAATGGCTTGCCGTTCTACCATCTTCTTTTGTATGACAACATTTATTTCGCCTAGCAGTGCTACCTTCTTCTTAGCCCATTTTATATCTGTTTCAGCTACTGCGACCTCAATTTCCTTTTCGATTTGATCTTTATAAACTTGCGAAATGTGACTTTGTATGGTTGCTCTATAAACCAGCGACTTCATAGCCTCTATCGCATTTATATCGTTTCTTAACGTAGCCAGCTCATTGTCGATTTCTAAAATCCTTGCCTTAGCATTGCCGTAGGTTGTTATATCGACATCCGATAGTTTGTTTTCTTTTGCAATAGCATCACGCTGTGCAATAAGTTTTTTTAGTTGCCTGTCTATGATATCTTCTTTTCCCAATTCATCAATCTGCCTTTGAAGCTCTTGCAAGCTCTCGTCCTTGGCAAATAAATCCGAAACTTGCTTGCTGATGCTTGCACGGACTGTCCGCACCCTTTCTCGGAGTGCTTCATTCATTTTCCTAATTTCGTCATCCTTTACAATGATGCTCTCAATCATCTCGTCAATTTCAGTCTTCTTCTCGTGATCGTCGCTCAGCCTATTTAGATAAGTCTGTGGAATATATGTTATTTTGCGTTTAGCATTTGGACTTTTATCATCGTCCTTCCAATAGACAGATAAGCCTTGAATAAGCCACGGCAACAGTTTTGAGTTTATTTTGTCGCTTTTTTCGCTTACTTGTTTAGAGTCTATATTGTTTGCTATATTGCGTAGCAAATTCGATTTACCAGTTGATCTTCCGCCAATAATGCAAGTTAAGTTTTGATTAAAAACAATTTCTTCTTGCTGGAAATCTGCATGACTTATTATGACCTTATCGATTACTTGGTAGTCGTTCTTCTGCTCAGGGCGTGACTCGCAAATTTTTACTCTGTCTTCAGGCTCGTATTTTATTTGTTTGAATCCTTCGAATGTACAGTCAGCTTTTATCCAGCAGTAGCGTTTTTCTGCTGGTTCAAAAATCTTGTCAAATGAATGAGCATCCGAGCCATGAATGCACGGTAGTCTTTTCCCCGTCCTGTTGTAAAAAGTTTCGCTCAAAAAATAAACTATGTCATTAGGTCGTGCAGTAAACAATGCATCCACAAATTGATATAGACTTGTTCTTAGTGCTGTTAAATTTGCATTCACATTTTCGAGAGAAAAGTTTCCAAAGCCAGATAAGCCGTCAGTGCTTTTGTTTGATGCTACTATTATGGTATTTTCGCGCAAATGCGAGTCTAACTTGAATAATTCTCTAATGCTTTCAAAACCAACCGTGAACTGATTTACGGCTGTACTTTTTGCCCACCATTCTCCACTAGTTTTTGTTGTTGGGTCGAGTGCATGTCCCATATCAATTAAACTTGAATTTGTTGCCGAGTATGGAACCCCTTTTACTTCACTGTCACTCTTTAATTTTGCAAGGAATCTATTTTCAATATCACTTACCGACAACTCTTTAGAATTAAAAATGCAATGCAAGTTTAGTGCTGATTCGCTTGACACTGGTGTAAGCCTAAGTTCTATATTCGGCAGTATCAATGGCACCTTACTTATTATGTCAGGATTAGCAATCACCCTTTTATAGTTTTCAATTGAAAAATAATCGGTTATTCCAATTGCGCTAACCGCCTTTTGTGGGTCACTCATATCACCCACATAACTCAAAATTCTCGCAAAGTATTTTTGCCATTTATCTTCGTCGCTTGCGACTATAAACTTATCTTCTTTCAGTGTTTCAGGTGTGTGAATATGCAAATCCCAGCGCCGCCATTCTGAACCTCTTGAGTAATCCATTTTTATATCTCCTGCTTCTGTGTTTATCTTTTTAATTGCTCTAATGTTTTTTCAAGACAACCTTCAAGATTTTTCTTTACTTGTTCATCACTGAGTCTTACAACCGTCCATCCGTGCGGTGACGCGTGAACCAAATATTCTTTTCTTTTAGAGTTTCCATTAGTTTTATTTCCGGTTCCGTATTTTTCGAACGGATCCGTGACATATTATAATGCCATAAGCGCCTCATTTATTTTTTCGGCTATTCTTTTAATAACGGGGACGCAAACGGAATTTCCGATTTGTTTATATGCCGCATTCATCTGAGTTCTCGGCGGAAATGCAAAATCATGCGGAAACCCTTGTAAATCAAGACATTCTTTAGGTGTGAGTTTTCGTATACCATAATCGTCTAAAAGTATCGGAACCCGATCCGGAAATGTTCCCATATTGGCAATAAGTGTAGGTGCAACATTGTTGCGCTTAGCAGAAATTCCGCTATCATTTATTTTATATAGACAGCTTTTATCCGTAACTGCTTTCTTCAAATTTTCATAATGAAAATTGTTTTCATTGTAATAATAGCAATCGCTATGCTTTACTGTCCTGTCTATTATTCCGAATAATTTTCTTTCAAGTGGTATGGGTTCGGGAAACGCAAATTTGTTGCAGCTTTCATAGTCGAGAAAAGCAGCAATGAAAATCCTTTCACGATGTTGCGGTATATTCCCGTAATCTTTAGCGTTAATTATTTTATATTTAACGCAATAGCCAAACTGTGCCAATGAATTATAAATAACCAAAAATGTTTTACCGTTATCGTGTTGAATTAAATTCGGTACATTTTCTAAAAAAACTATTTTTGGACGCTTAATATCTATTACCCTTGCTATCTCAAAAAATAAATTACCGCGCGGATCTTCAAATCCTTTTTGTCGTCCTGCAATAGAAAAAGGCTGGCACGGAAAACCTGCTGTTAAAATATCCATATCAGGAATAAACTCGGGGTTAATTCTTCTTATATCGCCTTCAACCATATAAGAATCTCCGAAATTATGCTTGTATGTGTTCACAGCTTCTGCATCAATTTCATTTGCCCAAATAATATCAAATCCGGCTTGCTTGAAGCCAGAACATATTCCGCCGATTCCGGCAAACATGCTGCCGACTGTAAAATTTATTTCTGGCATATATTTATCAATTGTCTTGCAACAGACTGTGCGACATGCCAAAATAAAACGGGCGGTATCGCATTACCCAACGCCCGATATTGCGCGCTCTCCGCACCGACTAATTGGAAGTTATCGGGAAATGATTGTATTCTCGCCACTTCTCTCGGCGTAAATCTTCTGTATCTGCCGTTCTCATAAAGTACCGGATCAGTACTGTTTAATGAAACCTTCGCCAAGTGCGCTCCTACAGTATTACAAGGTTGAGTAGGGCATTGCGCTCTTCCTTTGTTCATAACGGCTCTTTTCCTCATCATCCCTTCTACTGCTCTTTCACTGAAGAAGTATTTTTCGTCCACTGCACTCTCTATTACAGAACCAAGTGCTTCATATTCGCTTTCCGAATTGGCTATGGTTGTTGGAAAATTGAATTTGATGCCGAGGTCATTTCTAAATCCTACAATTATGACCCTTTCTCTCTTCTGCGGTACTTTGTAGTGTACCGAGTTCAAAAGGCTGTGTACTACTGTATAACCACATTTTTCAAATTCTTCGATAATTAGTGGAAACGCCGCTTTGCCATTTGCCGAAAGTATTCCTTTCACATTCTCAGCGATAAAGCATTTCGGTTGCTTTTCTTTCAGTATTCTGCACATCTCGAAAAACAGTTTTCCCCGATCGTCTTTTACTCCAAGCCTTTTGGGGTTTTGGGCTACTATTGAAAATGATTGACAAGGAAATCCCCCAGTCAGCACATCAAAGTCGGGAAGTTCCGATGCTTGAATTTCTCGAATGTCACGATTGTCGGGCTTTAAGCCAAAGTTCTTTTCAAAAATTTGGCAGGCGTTATCGTCAATGTCGTTTGCATAAACGATTTCCATGTCGTTCTTAGCGTATTGCTTACCAAGAAACTCGAAGTCACCAATTAGACCTACATCCGTTCCGCCACATCCGCAAAAAAGTGATGCTACTTTTAATTTATCCATGATAAAAGTTCCTCTTCTCTTCCTGCATTGTTACCGAACGAAACTTCTGCCCCGTCTCTCGGTATCATTTGTATCATATCCCGTTTATAAAGCCCAACCGGATCTTGGATTATAAATAATTTGCGTTCATGTTTGCTTAGTTGCAATCTATAAATGAAGTATCTATCCTTCATTGTTCCTGCTGTGTTCCACTCGTTTGATGTTAAATGAATTTTGTTAAATTGCAATGGGCGTGAACTGATTGTGGTCTTTACTTCTATGTAGCGTTTTTTCTCGTCTAGTTCCACCGATTGTATGTCGTAACCGACAGCAAACTGCGTAGGTATGCGTTTTATTAAATGCACCAAGTCTATCCTTCCGCCAATCTTCACACGCTGGCATTCGTGCGAATGTACAAGACTTTCTCCCATGTCGCCGATGTCCTTGGTTGTTGTTACTGTTCTTTCGTCTTCTAATGATTCTTGGAATGCTGCTATGCTTGCTTGTCTAAGTTCATTATACTCTTCCGCATCTTCCGCTATAAAAGCAAGCAAGTCAGTTTCAAAGTCGGTTGCTTGCAGTTCGGTGTTTGCGTAGTTTAGCCAGTTTTCCTTTTCATCTTTTATCGCAATCAAGTTCCCTGTTCTTCTGCTTATCATTGTGTCGTAGCCAGTAAACCATTGATTAGAATTAACAAATTTAAGAATCATCTCGGTTTCCAGCGTGTTGCTATAAAAACGCTTGCCGTCATGTGCTACCAGCAAATTCGCTATCTCCATGTAGTCTAAGATGTCACCTGCATAACGAACGACATCGCCGCTTTTATCGTATACTCTTCGTTCTCTACGGTTTGTCGCTACTCTATTCCAAGCGGTCAACGGAGCTTCATTATCCCTTGTGCATCTTAGGTCGTTAAGTATGCAATGGCATACTTCTTCTTTCGTCAAAAATACTCGACCACCTGTTGCCTCTTCTCCTGCTTTCAAGACATTAAGGATGTACTGTGCTGGCTTGAAACGAATTCCTTGTTCTATCATTTTCAGAACTTCGTGCGATTTTACATGTGCGCCGGGATATTGAAAAAGAAAAAGGAACTTTTTGAAGCATTCTACCAAGTCTTGGTTTTCAGCAAGTTCGGCCGCTCTTGCTCCTGCCGATGTCGTGCCGTTTTCATGTTCTATGAAAAATGAGAAAAGCGAAGAAATCTCCGTTCTCCAGTTGTTTATCGTTTTTAATTCTCTAATTGCATTGCCGGGATAAAGCCTTATTTTATTATTAAGTGCATTATTAAATTCCACCGTTGGTGCAAGTGGTAATTTAGAAATCTCGGTTGCCATAAAAAGCAAAACACTCTCAATGTCACCTTTGAATCTAGGTCGCACATGATGCAGCCTATAGTAGTATTGATTTGGCGTTTTATATTCGCTCATTATTCTTCTCCCTCTAAAAGCAATTTTACTTGTTCGGCTATTCGTTTCGCCATAAGTGGCGGAACGGCGTTGCCTACTTGCCTAAACTGCTGCGTCTTGTTCCCTAGGAATATAAAATCATCCGGGAACGATTGAATTCTTGCACATTCTCTTACGGTTGGCACTCGATTATATTTGTAATGAAAATGATGTCGGTGTCCAGTATCAATTGTTGGTGCTGGTCTATTGTCAGGAAATCTCGTCCAAGCCACATGAAAATTGCGCGTACTTTCATAGCCCTTTGGCAATGATTTGTAATTTCCGCCGGGTGGTATCAACGCTATAGTTTTTTGCACATTTTCCGAGTGGCATGCTGCTATGTGGTTTTTCACTCGCTTGGAGTTCTTTCTCATTGTTTTTTGGTATTCGTTCTTCGGCTCTGTTTGGTATGCCACATCTTCTTCACCAATTGTATCAATGAGCGGTGGCAAGTCTGAAAGAGCCTCTTCGCATGTTACTTGCTTCATGTCGGCTGTCGGGTATTCATAGTTTCCATTTTTGCATCCTACAAAAACCACCCGTCTCCTAGACTGGGGTACGCCATAATCGTGTGAACATAAAATCTTGTATTGTATCTTATAGCCCATACTTTCAAATTCTTTAATTATGCTGTTTTTTATTTCTCCGCCGAAAAGTGTTACCAGCCCCGGCACATTTTCTATGACAAAGGCTTTTGGCTGCATTTCCCTCACAAGCCTTATAAACGAAAGGTACAGCCTATTGCGTGGATCTTCGAATTTACGAGGCCCGGAAAGCGACATTCCTTGACATGGTGGCCCACCCACTATCACATCTACTTTGGCGTTGCCGATTAGTTTTTTTATGTCTTCGTAACTTATTTGCGTTATATCACCGCAAATTGACCTTGAGTCTTTATGGTTTAGTTCGAAGGTCTTTAGCGCCATGCTGTCATTGTCTATTCCAAGCAGAACATTGTAACCTGCTTTTTCAAATCCATACGATAAGCCCCCAGCTCCGCAGAATAAGTCTATTATGTTGTATTTTTTTGAGCTCATTCTGACTCCTCTCTTGTTTTGTATCTTGCGTCTTCGGGTTTTGGTGTTTGCACAGGAATGGCCCAATTCTCACCCAGTTTGAAAATGCCTTTTATTCTGCCACTTGAGCAGAGCACCTGCACTCTTCTTTGGGAAATGTTCCATTTCTTCGCAGCTTGTGCTGCTGTTATGAATTCTTGTTCCATTCCTTTCCGCTTTCTCCTTATCATTATTCCACGGGGCGAATAATACATATTATAGCAGTTTCGCACGGAAATTGCAAATGATTTATTCTACTTATTTTGATTTTGTGTTTATCTCTTGTAAAGTTCTAGCAATTCTTCCAGCGTGATTGGTATACTAGCCACCTTCAGTTTCACTCCGTAACTTGCATACATTGTTTAAGGCATGTGATCTTAGTGGCTTCATCCCCAAAGCGAACTGCTCAATAACATGTTGGGCAAATGCACACTATGTTCTCCACACAATCAATGTTCTTGTTGTATTGTTTTTTGAATTTCTTGGCATTGCTCAATGTGCATAGAATTGTGATGACCTTCCTATGGTACGCCCTTTGCCGTCGAAAATGTTTTGCAATTCGGGTCTATTTTACAGGTGTAATTCGCTTGTTCCCAAAGCTGTCTTTGAAATGTCCATGCTTTTTTCACTGATTCCCCCTGCTCCCGACCACGGCTCTAAGCGGTCGTTCGGCCGAACCATGTATTTCTCTTGGAGTCGCTGGCTCTGCTTGCTGTATTTCTTCTTGCTCTTCAAAATCATCATCCAGCATTTCCCTATTTACCAGAATGCCGTCGATGCACGCAATTATATTCTTGTCAAGCTCCGAGTATGTTCCACCGTAGAATCGCAGTTTTCGGAAGATACATGCTGTATCGCCGCCTACGCTGATTGTTCTGTTAGTAAAGCACTGTTATTTAGTGCCGAAACGCTCAGCTCTTCGTATACATCCGCTACTGCTAATAATACCGTGTTGCCCTGTGACTAAGGATGGTAGTGTCATGGTTATTAGGTGTTTTGCCAACAACTCTTTGTCGCCTTTATATTTCTCTATAAAAATATAATGATTTAATGCTATCACTTGCATGCGACACATCTCAGACCTATCAATTAACAAATTTAAAAACCTCTTTATTTCTTCCTCATGAGTCAAAAGATTGCAAGTGCTTCCTTACCCCCAGTTCGCAAGAGATTTGATTATTTTGAATTATTTGTGACACTTTTTTGATTATAAAGATTATTCAAAATTTTCGACGCAATAATCAAAACTACAAACTGTCGTCAATATTTTGATTTTGCGACAGTTTTGATTTCTCTTCATTTTGGGCTATTTCTGCCCCATTTTTGCAATTAATCAAAACTCAAATAATTGCGTTCGAGTCCTGCCACCTAAAAGAAGACTTATTTTATTTGCTCCAAAAACCTATAAACCCCTTAAAACCCTGTATATTGTGGCTATTAGGGCTAAATACCCCCGTATATTGTGTTAAAATAGTAAAAAAGTAACAAGCCTAAAAGAAGACTTGTTACTTAGTCAATATGGCGGAGTGGGCGGGATTTGAACCCGCGCGCCAGTTTTATCCAGCCTACTCCCTTAGCAGGGGAGCCCCTTGAGCCTCTTGGGTACCACTCCGTAAACAATTAAAGATATAA